CGGTGTTAGAATGAGTCAAATAGCCGGAAAAGCACCTGTAAAGCCCTGTGTACTGTTTTGTTGTGTTGACGGTATTACTTGTATTGATTGCACAAAACGCACTGTAAACGCTTGTATACGGCTGTATTGTAACAGGATAAAATAAAAGCCCTGCACTCTCAGCAGATGCAAGGTAAAAGAAAAGCCCCGCCAGCGTGGGCGGGGGTGAGAATTTTATTAGTGCCATTCAATTAAACGCTTTGTGCGCTTCAATCCTGCCAGCGTATAATCTCCGCTGACATTATCCCATACACGGGAGCGGGTGTTATAGGCGTATGGATAAAGCGTTGTCTGATTTGCGCTGTCCCAATTTACTGCATGATGTACTTTTCCGGTCTCATCGTCCACGTAAATGCTCAAACCGTTGACTTCGTGCTCAGTGTAAGTTTTCATGATAATGCCTTTCTTTCTGGGCTTTTGCCCTTTTTTATAGTATATCATATTGCAGGCCCCAAAAACAGGACTTGCAAAATATTTTTCGCCCTTTTGGGCTGGGGCGGGGTTGCTTTACGGTGCAGCCCCGCTAAAGTGTCCGGGTGGCTTATTTGCTGGCTTTAAAGAGTGCAGAGAAAAACCAGAAGAAAAACAGGATGCAAGATAATATCATTTTGCGTTCACCTCCTGAATGCTGCCGATTTCGGCGGCGGTGTATATTTCGCCGCAATAGCCGCGAAAAAGGTAAATCCAGTCCCACGCATCAGCGGCGGACAAAAAGACATTGCAAGCGCTGTATAAACCGCCGTTATATTGAATATATCCAGGTACGATATAGCTGGGCGTCTTTTTGGCTTTTGCCGTGTCGATCTCTACAACTCTCCACACGCTGCACCCACGCACAACAGGGATATATACTTTATCAGGATAAATCATTGTTAAACCCTCCATCATACCACGCTGAAGCGCTTGTAGGTTGTTTTGCTGCTGCACTCGGCGTAAACATCCGGATGCAGCGTCTTGAGTAGCTTGCTATTGAGCCGGACGCTCTGAACGTCTTTATAGATAGCTTTTGCTGTACCTTGCGCCATTTCTGGCGCACCCTGCATCATACAGATAATATCTGCTTTAATGCTTTCGTTCATTGCTTCCAGCTCTTCCAAAAGCCGCTTGTTTTCGCGGTACTCGTTCACCTTTTCTTCAAACAACGTCATTTTTTAGCCCTCCTTAGCTGTTAAGAAATGCAATCATAACCAGCGCCCCGCTGACCATGCCGCCCACATACCAGAGGGCTGCCCACTGGGTTGCATCGAGTACCAACATATCACTGCACCCCCTTGCAATACAAGCCGTTGGTGCGGCAGATGGTGCGGATACGGTTACAAGCCTGATACAGCGCACGGGCTTGCACGTCAAGCCACGTTTCCCGGCTGTTGGGCTCATACGTCCCGCCGTGCTTGCGCTTGAGTTCGGACGGGGTGCAGACGCGGGCGGCAATATCGGCATTATAGCAGAGGGAGCAACCGCCGTTGCTGTACTGCTCCCAGCAGCTTGCACCGTTGAGCGCCCACTGTTCAAGCTCTGTACCGTCAAGGGGCAAGCGATCCATATTGTCCGCGCCCCCCTGCACGTCGTCCAGCAGGTCGAGAGCGTACAACGTAACGGCCTTATTCCATGCGCTGAGATCGTGGCGGGCGTTGAGTTCGGCGCGGATGGTGGTTGCGAGTGCGGTATAGTCGATGGTCTGTTTCATGGTTTTGTCCTCCTGTTTTGTGGTGGTGTTGTGTCTCATTCTTGTGACATTATAATATCACACTTTTGAGACACTGTAAAGGGGTTTTCCGTTGCACGCGCAACAAATGTATTCAAAAATGAGATATATTTTTGAACCGCTGCGCTGTGTCCAAATCTGCACAGTTTCGGACACAATGCGCAGGCAGTCCAGCGCCCCGCGCCCTGTCCGATTGTCCCGGCGCGGTCTGTCTGGTATCGAGTGCAGACCGGTGCAGCGTGTCCAGCGTCCAGGCGTGTGCGCACCGCCCTGGTTCTTGCACGGCCTGCAATGCTGCCTGTGATGTGCAGGCCGTCCGGGTGCGCTGTGGTGCTGGGGTCTCCACCGGCGGGGGATACAGCCGCCGCCCAGCCCCGCCCGGTCAGTCTCTCAACCACCGAAAAAATAAAAAAGGCTCCCCCACCTTCACAAAACGACACCTATCTGGTTGTGCAAGTCTCCAAAAATTCCAAAAAATAAAAAAAGACCCCTCTCCCGGTCTAATCTGTGCTATACTTGACCGTAAGAAAGGGGCATTGTAAAATGGCAAAACTCGTAAAGTGTAAACACTGCGGCGCAAGGATAGCGGCTACCGCTAAAACCTGTCCGCAGTGTGGTGGAGAGAATACACCGCCAAAGCCAGCTTATAAGCGGCTGTGGTTCAAAATCCTTATGGTAATGTTCGTATTGGCTTTTATTATGGATTTGGTAAGCCCTCGTAACAAAACAGATACTGCGGCTAGCTCTGAAAGCGAAAAGTCAACATCATCTATTGCATCATCTGTAAAGGCAGAATCCGAAAGTTCGTCTGCTACTTCGGAAGAACCTGTAAAAGAGGACGACTCTTTTATTCTAATTGATGAAGTTCTTGGCGATTACGGAAAAGAAGAAACGAACAAAAGTGGTTATAAATATATCTGGTACATGGTTCCGGCTGGCATATACGAAGTTGAGAATCGAAACAAAGAAGCTACAGTATTTGTGGTGTCTGATGCAAATTCTGACGATGTGAGCGATGTACTGAAATTTGAAAAAGCTGGCGAAAAGCAGAATGTTACCGTTAAAGACGGCTACCATATCGAACTTTCGATTAGCGCGGAAGTCTTGCTAACGCCAGTTGAATAAAGGGAGGAATTTGCAATGAACCAAAAGAATGACAAAAATAAAGAAAAGAGAGAAAATAACGAAAAGATTGCCGCTTCAATATGGGGCATCATTGTGGGCGCCGCTCTTTTGGCTTTTGGCGTGTATCTTATGGCACATGGTATTTCAAACGCTATATAAAATTCTGACCAAAGAAAGGAAGAATCAAAAATGAGAAAGAGAATCATTGCGGCAGCTCTGGTAGCGGCCGTACTTTTAATGTCGCCTTTATGTGCGATAGCTGTCGAAAAGCCGGATGAGATTGCATCCCCTGCTCAACTAGAAGAAACTAACGAAGAAGGAACTGTTAAAATTAAGGAATCTCATAGTCACCTTGAAACCAAGTACGAATACGGAAAAACGAGATACTATGTCTACTACGCCGTACTGGTTGAGAATACATACCCCGATTACGCCGTTGATTTTGTATCTCTAAAGGCTTCTGTTTTCGGTTCTGACGGTTCAGTATTAAAAACCGATGAACAAACCCTTGACTGGATTGCAGAGGGAGACTCTTATTGGTACGCTGGATATGTGTCGTTTGATTCCGAAGGCATTACTCCAACCAGAATGGAATACACTATTACTGCAAATGAGCGGAATTTCCACAAAGCGAGCGCATCCAATCAGGCTATTCGTGCTGGTGAACTTTCCGTCACCAATGTTTCTAAACGCGGCTCTGGGTACGATCTGCGTTACACAGGTCAAATTACAAATAATAGCCAGTTCACGAGCAACTGGATAAAAGTTATCGTCATTTATAAAATGAAAGACACCGAAGGAAACGAAGTCCCTGTGGGTGGCGATTGCACATACATAACCGATGCACTTCCGTCTGGGCAAACAACAACATTTGAACTTTACCCATCGTCCGGGTTTGTTGGATATAGCTCCTACGAAGTCATTGCTTTGCAGGATTGACCCATAACACAAAAAGCCAGCGGCTAGATGTTCTCTAACCACTGGCTTTTCTTATTGGCTGTTATGTATTATGCGGACTGCTTTTCTTCCTTGATCTCAAACTTTACGTTTGTGGCCGCTGCCAAACGGCGCACGGAGTTAATGAACGCAGATTCCATTTTCTTGTCTTTGCTGTCGAAGATGATGTCAACAGCGTTGATTTTTCGAACAAAAGTCTTGCTCATGCCCTTAGATGCGGCATCCTTCTTGCGGTTATCCAAACGGCGGCGAACATCGAATCCGTTCTCCTTCATTTCATCGTAGACTTCATTCCATACGTCTGCGTATGCCGTACCACCGCCACGCTTGGTTGCAATGGCATTCAACGTGCGCTGACAGACCTTTCGTGCATCGCCTTTGACGCTGATAGTCATAATCGAGCACATATTGTTAAAACTGGATTCAATGGCATCCACACGCTTTTCGGTTTCTGCGCTTCGTGCAGCCTGTTCGTTTACAGCCTGAACCATCATGTTCAAAATCTGCAAGCTGCTCGGCTGTCCATTCGGATAAAGAGCAACATAACCACGCTTGCGAAGTTCGGGAAGAATCACATCACATACAAGCGCCTGAAACTTCTGCGCCGTCTCGTTATTGGCCTTCATGCAAAGGCGGTAAAATATGTTTTCGGGGATGTATTCAGGTCTTTTCCCCACAAGTGGGGAATTTGCGAAGCTACGAATATATTCTTCAACACGTTCCCATTTGACGTATTCAACTCCATTTTTCTCTTGAGTAAAGCCAAGTCCACGAGCAGCATCTTCCAGCCGGATGTAAGCCACTCCGTTTTCTTCGTAGCAGCTAACACCCTCGATTAGTTGAATTTCGGTCTTAGTTGTGATACTATAGTTCATAGAATCTCCTTAAATAGCTTGCGGAAACTGAGCCAATTTGCTATAATAAGGGCGCAATGGCTCCATTTCCATTGTTGAGCATATAAGACGTTCGCTGTGGTCGCCAAACTTTAGCGAGCGTCTTATTCTTTTTCATCGGGCAGCGGATGATTTTGCAGATACTCTGAAATAGCTCTGCGCATAAACTGGCTGCGGTTAAGGTCGCATACGGTGCAGTAGTGATTGATCTCTGCCAGCATTTCCTTGCTGACGTTGGCGTTGCACTGTGCACCATTCGGGTTGTTGTACGTCATACTCGTTCACCTCCTTTCGGCGTAATTATATTATACCACTTTTCCTTGTGAAGTAAATAATTTCAAACGATTTTACGATGTAATTTATAATACATACGAATTGCCGAAATTATGTTACTTTTCTTTGCGCCCCGCTTCGTACCCCGCCCGGTAGTTCAGTTCGGACAGCTTACCCAGCGCTTCTGCGTACTCCCTGTCCTCGCTGGTCGGCTCTTTGCCGCGGGCGAGGGTTTTCAGAAATTCTTCGGTTGTTGTGGGAAATTTCATGTTTTTTGCTCCTTTCTATTGCAGAAGTCGTTTGCTTCTGCTATAATAATTGACAGAAACCGAGACTGCGCCCTTGGTTGCGCAGCTTCTGTTTTGTGGTGGAATAGGTCGTCAGTGCTACTTTGGTCGGTGGGGCTGACGGCCTATTTTTTTATGCCACAAAGGATAAATCTACCGTTGTTGGCTGATTCATCGTGTGTTCTGCTGTCTTAGATTATAGACGCTTGGTATATAGTTGTCAACAGCCCAATTTGTATAATTTGTACGTTAAAACACGTTTTAGTGTACATTTTTGATAGCGGTTTTGACACTTTAACGTGTTAGAATCGGGGCGAAAATTTATAGTAAAATTTGATAACACGATAATTATACAAGCTGTAAACTAACACAAAAAAGTGTTGATGAAAAAGTGACCCTATTGATAGTAAAACTGCAAAATTTCAAAAACGTCTTGACAAATGTCTCTCTTTTGAGATATAATAAGGCCAGAAAGAGAGGACATAAAAATGAACGCAAACAAAGCATTGAAAAGGATTCTTGAAAATTCCCCTCTTCGCGTTGGAGAATTAAATGAAAAGCTCAATTATGAGAGTAAACACGTCGCATCGACTGTTCTTGGTAGAAATAGGATTTCGTATGAAAACCTATTGAAGTTTTCGGATGTGTTAAAGTATGATGTTGTCTTAGTTCCAAGAGGTTCACGGACTTACCTTGATAATGAATATGTTCTTACAAATGAAGAAATGGATGCAAAGGCGCTAAAAAATACAAAGAAGATGTTTCCGAATGAAAGGAACAGTGATTCTGAATGATTTACGGTTACGCTCGTGTCAGTTCCGCTGGTCAAGCGATTGACGGCAACAGTCTTGAAGCCCAGTCGGAACTTCTGAAAGCTAACGGCGCGCAGAAAATCTTTTCGGATGTTTATACCGGCACGAAGCTGCATCGACCGGAACTTGACAAGCTGATGGCTGAAATCCAGCCGGGAGACACGCTGATCGTGGCGAAGCTTGACCGTATTGCTCGTTCCGCCAAGAATGGTCTTGAACTGATAGACCAGTTCATTGATAAGGGCGTTTCAGTGAACATCCTGAATATGGGGGTTATGAACAACTCCCCAACCGGCAAGGTTATTCGCACGGTGATGCTTGCATTCGCCGAGTTTGAGCGTGACATGATTGTTGAGCGTACTAGAGAGGGCAAGAAGATTGCCAGCCAACGCCCCGATTACAGGGAAGGCCGCAAACCCACTGAGTATGACCGCAACCTCTTTGACGTTCTTCACGAACAGGTGGAGAAGCGTATTCTCACGGTCACGGATGCCGCCAAGCAGCTTGGCGTGACCCGCCAGACATGGTATCGGATTGCTGAACAGAATAGGTGAAAGTATGGCTAGAAAACTTTACGCAGTGACAAGCGGTGAATACGAGGATTATCACATCATTACTCTGACCGAGAGCCGTAGACGTGCAGAGAAAATCGCAAAGATGTACGATGCCGATGTTGAAGAATACGAGGACAACGAAGAGTTGACGGCAAAACCACTCACTTATACGGTTTATGTCTATGGTGGCGTAGATTGCTGTGAATCGCATTTAGATAACGTTGAGAAAAATGTTATCATAGGTCACGGGCACGGGTTCGCTTATGTCGATGCGTGGTCTAAGCAAGATGCAGAGCGGAAAGCTGATGTTATTTTCAAGGAAGTCCGTGAAAAAATGGAAGCTGAACGCAAGGCGAAAGAAGAAGCATGGAATATTCCTACATGGATTGCCAAACGAGAAAACAAAAAAATCCATGTCATTCCAACAGATAGCAAAACAAACGCAAGCGGGGTGATGTTTGGATGCATGGCATTTGTTAAGGCTTCTACAATAGAAGAAGCCATGAAGATTGCAACGTCTATGTTTGCTGATTATGACGCAAACCGTGCGAAAGCATAGAAGTGACATTGTTCGCAACCTAGAATAAAACCGAATGAGAAAGGGAAAACAGCATGAAACCCGTAAAATTGTCAGAACAGAGCTTGAAGCTCATTGAAACGTTGTGCGATTACACCGACAAGCCCGACATTCTCAATTCCATTGCAGACGCTTTGTACTACGATGCAGACGAGTTGAAGCGCAGGCTAAACCAGCTTGCAGAAGAGGTCAAATAAATCGCACCTTCCATCCGTTAAAACGAATTTTAGCAAATAATTTTCCGAAAACAGCATTATAAAACCGAATATTTGATTTTTGTGCAGTTGTAGGCACTCTTTACATTTTCAGGTAGGGGGTGCCTATTTTTTATGCAGCCAAAACAGTGCATTGCCATCATCGACAGCATCAAAGCGTATGCAAAGCAGAATCCGACAGAAGCACAAGTCTACGAGGACTGGTTTCAGGCGGTCGTAAACCTGAGAGACGCTTTGCCGCAAGACAAGCGGTTCGATGCCTACAAATACTCTGGTGAACTACGCTCTGTCTGTGCAGCCATGATGGGCAAGATGAAAACAGGCGAGGACGTGGCGAAGGTCTATGACATTATCAGTCGGACGTACCTGTTTGAAGCAAAGGATGTGTTTGACAGCTATTGCATCTATCTTGAATGGAATCGTGCGCCGGAGAAGAAGTTCTATCAGCCACGCAGAAAGGTGCTTTTGACGCTGGTTCGTGACCTAGAGGACTTGTTTTTCCATCGTGTAGAATTTCTTGGGGTCAGTCAGCCCCCGAGAACCGGAAAAAGTACGCTCTGTATATTTTTTATCACATGGCTGATGGGCAACCGCCCAAACGTTGCATCGGTCATGAGCGGGCATTCCGACAAGCTGACCAATGGTTTCTATGGCGAAGTGTTGTCCATCATCACTGACCCTGTGACCTACAACTGGGGCAAAATCTTCCCTGATGTTCAGCTTGTGAATAAGAGAGCAAATGACGAAAGCGTTGACCTGAACCGCAAAAAGCGTTTCCCTACCCTGACCTGTCGTTCCATTGGTGGTACGCTGACTGGTGCTGTTGAAATCGGCGAGGGCGGCGTTCTGTACAGCGATGACTTGATTGAGGACTTGGAGGAAAGCCTGAATGTTGAGCGTCTGAATAACAAGTATGATGCCTATCTGAACCAGCTAAAAGACCGTAAAAAGCAAGGTGCATTAGAGCTGATGGTCGGCACACGCTGGAACGTGCTTGACCCTTTGGGGCGCATCCAGAACCAGTACGCAGACAATCCAAAGTACAGATTTCGGGTGATTCCTGCGGTTGATGAGAACGGACACAGCAATTTCAATTATGACTACGGCGTGGGATTTGACGATGCCTACTATGCCGACATGAAAGCCAGCATTGACGATGCAACATGGTGGGCAAAGTACATGGGCAAGCCCTATGTGCGTGAAGGTTTGCTGTTCCCTGCCGATGAACTGCGGTATTTCAATGGCGTTCTGCCCGATGGAGACCCTGATCGCAAGCTCATGGTCATGGATATTGCATGGGGTGGTGGTGACTTCACCGCCTGTCCTATTGCTTATGTGTACGGTGATGCGGTGTTCATCCCTGACCTTGTGTTCAACAACGGCGATAAGACCATGACCAGACCGGAAGTCGTGGGCAAAATCATCCAGCATAAAATTAACGTGGTGCGTGGCGAAGCCAACAACGGCGGTGATGAATATTGTGACGTGGTAGACAGCCAGCTTCGGCAACAGGGCTATCACTGCTCTGTCCGTAGCCAACGTGCGCCAAGTGGTCAAAGCAAGCTATCAAGAATCATTCAGTATGCGCCGGACATCAAGCGATTCTATTTCCTTGACGAGAAACATCAGTCGAAAGAGTACAAGGCGTTCATGGAGCAGGTGACGATGTTCACGCAGCTTGGTAAAGTTCCGCACGATGATGCACCGGATAGTCTGGCACAGCTTGCCGATGAACTGTACAACGGAATCAATAAAATCGAGCCTGTCAAGAGGCCATTTTAATAATTCCCCTAAATAGCTGGGTGTGTAGGCATTAAAATTTGATTTGCCTATTGACATGGCTTACAATAGTACCAGGAAGATTTGCAGCTTCCTCTAGGTATTGCGTTGGCGAGATTTTTAAGTCATTTTTACTCGTCATTTGTTGTGTAATACCCTTCTTTCTTACTCACCCACGACAGCCGCCTTTCTCTGTCGTGGGGGTTATATGTTGCGTTTCCGAGTGGACGGAACGTTGTTTGTACTCCCCCAACTGACACGAAGCGGTTCAAACCCGCTACGCAGCACAACTATCCTCTTGCTTTGCATGGGATTTCTCTTTTGACACCTCACCGCTATTCCCGGCTCTCGATGTAAAAGGCTTTTTTGAATTTTCTCCTTTTGCAAAGAGCAGCGGTTAACCAATCAAGCCGGGTTTTTACGTTGCATTAGCTCAGTCAGGCTAGAGCATCCGGCTCATAACAGGACATACATTGGTTCAAATCCATTATGCAGCACCAAAATTGCAGCTGACCCATTTACGTCTGTCCGACAACTGAATGTAAAGGCTGCAATGGTTTTCTTCGGGCGAAGAATAGCACGGCTGGAAGTGCGAACAGTTTCCCAGTAGCTTCTGACAGGTCTGTACTCAACAGCCTGTTTCCAGAAATCCAACGAAAGGAGCGTTTATGCTAGTTAGAATCTGTTGCCCTTGTATCAGGCAGAATCCCATCTATAAGAACGTCCGCTGCAACCGCTATCTTGGCGAAGTAGACGGACGATACCATTTCAAGTGCGACAGATGCAAGGGCGTTATCGAAGGAGACACAAGGGAAGGATGGGTAAAAATTATCCATCCACCGGAAAAGTAAATAGCTTTTGAAGCGCAGTTTTGGCGCAGTGAGATAGGCCTTAACAGGTTTGTCTTGCTGCGCTTTTTATTTTGCCGGAAAGGAGGAAAACATGGCTGAGTATCAGATAGTTGTTGACGGCTTTTTGAATGAGCCGCTGACCGGACGCAGACCGATTGAAACGCCGGAGACGGAAATCAATCAAGCAAACGTGCTGAAAGTGGTCACTGGCAAGGCAGAGCCTATTCATCTGCTGAACAAGAACGAGATTCGCTTTCTACACAACTACTATTTGGGTAGTCAGCCTGTCCTCAATCGCACGAAGGAGTATCACGCTGAAATTACCAATCGCATTGTAGAGAACCACGCCAATGAGTGCGTGGGCTTCTACACAGGCTACATGAGCGGCACTCCCTGCTCTTATGTGCGGTCTGAAACGGCAACAGGTGACGGTGAGGAAATCGCCCGCCTGTCCAACGCTTTGCAGTATGAGGGCAAAGATGCGCTTGATCGGCGGCTCTGGCAGTGGATGCTGGAGTGCGGACAGGGATACCGCATTGTTCTCCCTGATAAGGGGTACAACGGCAACTACCCGGACGAAACGCCCCTACTGGTGGATGTTCCCGACCCGGATATGGCGTATGTGATTTACAACTCCGGCATCGGTCACAAGCCCATCGCTAACATTCTGCACATCCCACGCAATTATCAGAATGACCTGAACGACCTAATTTGCGTGTATACACCAAACCAGTACTTTGAAATCGACAACGGCAAGGTTACGAAATCGGAGAACCATTCTCTTGGAATGCTGCCGATGGTCGAATACAAGCTGAACCCGGAGCGAATGGGTTTGTTTGAACCGGCTATCCCTGTGCTGGATGCCATCAACGACCTTGAAAGCAACCGTTTGGACGGCGTGGCGCAATTCATCCAATCCATCATGGTGTTTACCAACTGCCTTGTGGACAAGGACGCTCTCGACCAAGTGAAGGAACTTGGCGCAATGTGCCTGAAATCCACTTCTGGTCTGCCCGCTTCTGTGTCGCAGATTGCAAACGAGCTTGACCAGCAGCAGAGCCAGACCTTGCTTGATTCTATGCTGAACGTGTACCGCAGTCTGACTGCCATGCCTAGTGCCACTGGAAGCGAGAACGCGACATCTGACAACGTGGGCGCAGTCATTGTCCGTAATGGCTGGAATCACACCGAAGCAAGGGCGCAGCAGTACGAGAATATGTTCAAGCATGCTGAGCGTCAGAGCCTGTCTGTAATGCTGAAAATCTTGCGTGATACGGCTGGTTCTAAGCTGATGGCAAGTGACATCAACATCAAGCTGCCCCGCCGCCAGTATGACAACCAGCAGAGCAAGGTTCAGATTTTTGCGCAGATGATTCAGCAGCCGATTGACCCGCAGTTGGCGTTCACTACGCCCGGTCTGTTCCCTGACCCGCAGGCTGCTTACGAAATGAGCAAGCCTTTCCTGATTGCCGCTGGCAAGCTGGGTAAGGATGGGAAAGCACCGAAGCCACAGGAACAGCCTAAACAGGATGTTGCCGACACAAATGCCGAGAACATGGCAGACAAACAGTCTACCGATACCAATAAAGAAACAGAGGGTGAATAATCCTTTGCTATAAATACGGCAGGGAAGCCGGGATACAAATTTCGCAGCGTTGCAGGGAAGCAACGGTAAAAAAACGCAGGAGGAAATTAACGATATGAACTACAAAGCGTTACTTGGTGATGCCTACAAAGAGGGCATGACCGCCGATGAAATCATTTCTGCGCTTGAAAAAGTTGCAGACCCTAGCGCAGAGGTCGAGAAGCTGCGCAACGCCGTGACAAAAGCCAATGGCGAAGCTGCTGAGTACAAGAAGCAGCTCAAGGCAAAGCGCACCGATGACGAGAATGCTGCACAGGAACAGGCTGACAAGCTGGCAGAGATGCAGAAGCAGATTGAAGCCTTGACTGCCGACAAGGAAAACCTCGTCAAGGAAAAGACCCTTGCATCTTACCGTGAGAAGTTCGTTTCACAGGGTTATGACGCTGAACTTGCCAACAAGGCTGCGTCTGCACTGGCTGACGGTGACATGGACAAGGTGTTTAAGTTCCAGTCGGAATTTATGACCGCCCACGACACCGCTTACAAGGCTTCTCTGCTGAAGGATATGCCCACACCTCCGGGTGCGGATGGCAAGGGCGGTTCTGACAGTGAGGGCGTGGCGTTTGCTAAGAGCCTTGCACAGCAGAACGCAAATGCTTCTAAGGCATCGAGTGACGCAATGAGTGCTTTCCATTAACAAGGAGGAAAACATGAAGTTTACCCGAAACACGGTCAACGGAATCAACGATACCATCCTTGCTTCCAATGACTACACCGCCATCCCCTTTACCGTGACCGAAGCTGCTGCGGTTAAGGCTGGCTATCCCATGACGCTGGCTGGCAAGAAGACAACTTCTACCACCGCAGACGGCATTCTGTTGTATGACGTTGACCCGGCAGAGAACCCCAATGCTTCCCTGCTGATTCGTGGCGTTATCGACACCAAAAAGGCTGCCGCAAGCTCTGGCTTCACCTATGATTCTGATGCGGTTACTGCGCTCAAGACTGCCATTCCTGGCATCTTCTGCCGTGACAACATCAGCGTGAACGCTTAATAGGAGGTAAAACAACATGGCACTGAATCTTAAGGAAGTCTTTGCCCCGGCTGCGATTGCCGCCTATTGGACGAATGACCCTACCAACGCGATGCCCTTTGCATCTGATGCACTGTTTCCCGCCAAGAAGAAGGCCGGTCTCGACCTGAAGTGGCTGCGTGGTCACAAGGGCGTTGGCGTTTCCCTGATGCCCAGCGCATTTGACGCAAAGGCTACGTTCCGCACCCGTGAGGGCTTCAAGTTCGATGAGACCGAGATGCCGTTCTTCCGCGAGGGCTACCATCTGGGCGAGAAAGACCGTCAGGAAATCCTGCGTGTTCTGGACAGCAACGACCCCTATGCCCGTGATGTGATGAACCGTCTGTACGATGACACCGCACAGCTTATCACTGGCGCTCGTATCGTTCCTGAGCGCATGATCTGGCAGCTGCTGGCTCCCGCCAATGGCGTTCCGAGCATCACCATCAAGGCAAACGGCGTGAACTACACCTACAACTACGACCCGGACGGCACTTGGAAGTCCACCAACTACAAGGAAGTCTCTGCCGCAAAGTCCAAGTGGAACGGCGCCCCCGCCACCCCCATTGCTGACCTGAACGCTGCAAAGGATGCTGTTCTGGCAAGCGTTGGCGAGGTTGTGACTGAGGTGTACATGAACACCGCCACCTTCCGCAACATGATTGCTGCGGACGAGGTGAAGAATCGGTTTATGACTGTCACCGCAAAGGCAAACGCCGTTCTGCTGGATGCCGAAGCACGGCAGATTGTCGAATCTGCAACCGGTCTGACCATCCATCTGTACGACAAGATGTTCAAGGCAGACCAGTACAGCGCAAGCGAGAAGTATCTGCCCGATGGCATGGTGGTGGTTGCTCCTTCTGGCGCTCTGGGCAGCACTTGGTACGGCACTACTCCTGAGGAAGCCGACCTGCTGTCCGGTCAGTCTGGTGCATCCGTGTCCATCGTGAACACTGGCGTTGCCATCACCACTGAGCTGACCGTTCACCCGGTCAACGCCAACGTCTATGCTTCTGAAATCGTCCTGCCGTCCTTTGAGCGCATGGACGCTGTGTACTGCATCAAGGCTTACTAAGGCGAAAGGAGGAAAGTAGCATGGGAGACCAGTATTCCGAAGCGGCAGTCAAGCTGGGGCAGTACATCGCTCCTGCACTTGACCGTGAAATCACGGACGAGGACTACCCACTCTTCGACCTGCTGCTTGATTTCGCCAAAGACAAGATATTTGCGCAGGGCTACCCCTTCGGCAACAGACCGGACGAGTTGCCCTTGCAATATCAGTCGTTGCAGATACGCATTGCAGCGGAACTGTACAACCACATCGGCGCAAACGGGCAGACGAGCTATACCAACAACGGCATTACTCGTGTGTGGGAAAGTTCCGATGTGGCGCAGTCCCTGTTGAATGAAGTAGTTCCGAGAGTAGGTGTTATCGGCTGATGTTCAATGGAAGCCCGCTGGATAAACGCCCGCTGTGGTATTCAAACCCTGTTGGCGAGAAAACGCCTGTTGTGGACGAGTGGGGAAACGAAACCGGCGAAACATCGCAGACGTGGAGCGACCCCGCAAAGCTGATGCTGAATGTCAGCCCGCCTACTGGTTCTGCGGAAGCAAGCCCTTTTGGAGCATTTACGGATTATAGCTACGTTGTCAGCTCGTCCAGCAAAAAGCGCAACACACCGCTTTATGAAGGTACACACGTCTGGTTTCAGACGGACATTTCAAAGCCCTTCAATTACACTGTGGTCAAAGTCGCAGAGCATATTACAGACACGTTGTATGCGCTAAAAGAGGTGGCTACAAGTGAAAATTAAAGTGAGGTTGAGCGATGCCGGACTCCGTGATGCGGAACGTCAGATACAGGAGTACAAGACCACCCTGAACAAGAAAGCTAGAGCGTTTGCTTTTCGCCTTTCGTGGCTGGGGCTTGAAGTCGCAAAGGTGCGTTTCGCTAATGCGGAATACGCTGGCTCAAATGACGTGAAATGCCATATTAACCAAAAAGACAAGACTTGCACCATCGTTGCAGAAGGCAAAGCGGTCGCCTTTATCGAGTTTGGCACTGGCGCACATCACAACGGATATGGCGGCGAACTACCGCCCGGTGTTGGTGCGCATGGCTCCTACGGCAAAGGGCAAGGCGCAAACCGCAGATGGTACTACTACGGAGAATCCGGCAATGCTGGCACGCCTGTCAAACAGGTGGATGGTAAAGGCCAGTTGAATTACACCAGCGGCAACGAGCCAGCTATGGCTATGTGGGGAGCTGTTGAGGAAATGGCTTCTCAAGTCGAAGCAACGTGGAGGGAGGTTTGGAATAGTTGATTGATTATTTCAACTCTATCTTTACGGCTGTTGCGACCGAACTTCGGAAACAGGTTCCCGGCATTTTTGTTACTGGTGAAATCAACGACAGCAACGTCAAAAAGTTTCCGTGTGTACAGATAGAGGAAAACAGCAACCTCCCGGTTCACCGGGATTCTGCCAGCCGAAGCAAGTACGCTGCTGTTTCCCTGCGTGTGCGTGTCTATTCCAACAAAACCAGCGGACGCATTTCAGAAGCACGCTCCATTGTGGGCATCGTAGATTCTGTATTGGAACCGCTCAATTTTTATCGAAAATCGTTTGCCCCGTTGAATGGGCTGTACAACAATTCCGTCTATCGGATTGATTGCAGTTACGGGGCAACAATCGGAGAGGACGGAATGATTTACCGAAACTAAGGAGGTAAACATTCTATGAGTACTGCTATCTCCGGTCTGAATACCACCCTGTATTGTGGCGACAGCGCAACCGCTCTGACGAAGCTGTGCGACATCAAGGATGTTCCCGACCTGATCTCTGAGCCGAACCTTCTGGATGCAACCACTCTATCTGACCCCATGCAGGTCAACATCTTCGGTATTATCCAGAGCGACACAAAGTCCTTTACCGCCAACTACAACAAGGATGACTACAAGAAAGTCAAGGAAGCTGGCTATGACGAGACTTCCGAAAGCAATGCCGTCAAGTACTACGCACTGAAAATGCAGGACGGATCCGGCTTTTCTTGGCAGGGTATGCATCAGGTTGGCCTGTCTGGCTTTGGTGTTGACGAGGTCGTGGAAATGACCATCAACTGTATCTTTACCAAGAAGCCTGAGTTCAGCGAAACTCTGACTATCACTGGCGGTTAAACCAAAAAAAAAAAACAAATCAATCAAACCGGGCAGAACTGAACATCGGATTTGGTTCTGCCCCTATTTATAAAGGAGAGCATTTATTATGGCTGCAAAAGTTATCAATTTTCATTCCCCCGATGGCAAGAACACTTACGAGCTGACTTTCACCCGTGACAGCGTGGAAGCCACCGAACGCGCAGGCTTTCAGATTGGTCAGTACACCCAGATGACCAACCTGCTGTCCAACTCCCGCGCCCTGTTCTACGGCGCGTTTATCGCCCGGAATCGTGGCATCAAGCGTAAAGTCGTGGACGAAATGTTTGCCCACATCGACGAGAAGGAAGAGCTGATGGCTGCGCTGCTTGAAATGTTCATGGATGCTTCCAAGTCTCTGCTGGCGACTGATACTGAGGACAAGACCGCAAAAAACGCAACGTGGGAGATTGTGTAACCGCACAATCTCAGGAATCAGACGGAGAGGGAGAATCGTTCTCCTTCTCCAAGCTGTTCCACGATGTAGAAGCCTATTACATCTCCATCGGCATGACCTACGAGCAGTTCTGGCACGGCGATGTCTGGCTGGCTAAGGTATATCGTGACGCAGAGGAGCTGCGAGAACGCAGAGCCAATGCAGAAGCTTGGAGAAATGGCTTTTACATGGCATCTGCGCTTTCCTCTACGGTTGGCAATATGTTCCGAAAGAAAGGGTCTAGACCTATCAAGTACATGGATAGACCGATTCCCCTTACTCAAAAGGAGAAGGAAGAGTATGAATACCAACGTGCTGCGGAAGCACAGGAGCGAATCAAACGTATGATGTTCTCCATGATGGAGCAAAAGGATGGTGGTAGTGATGGCTGATGTTGATATTACAAGCTTATCCGTAGAAATCTCTGCGGAATCCAGCGGTGCGGAGCTTAATATCGACAAGCTCGCTACCGCCATTTCTAATTTGCGGACGAAAGGCAACGTGGCAAAGGTTTGCAGTAGTCTTGATAAGTTATCTGCTTCTATTTCCGCTCTTAAATCCGCATCTACTGGGCTGGACGGTCTTAGCAAAATCACGTCTTTTATGAACGGTTTTGCTAATGTAGACCTTACTCAAAGTGCAAAAGGAATCCGCTCTGTTGCTAATGCTTTGAACAAAATTTTGTCCGTCAATCTTGGAAACATGGATTTTTCCGGGCTTGGCAGCAAGATGAACAGCTTGAAGAACGGCTTTTCCCCTATTTCTTCTATTAGCGATTCTTCCATTAAGAGTTTGCGTAGCGTAAGCAGTGCAATCAATTCCATTGCTAAAATCCCAAGCATTACAAAGAAACTGGACTCTAAAACGCTTGATGATTTTGCGGAAGTTTGTAAGAAAGTGGCATCCGCTATTTCTCCACTCGCTTCCAAGCTGGACAAGGTAGGACGCTCTTTTTCTTCGCTTCCATCTAAAATTAAAAGTGCTGTCAATTCTACAACCCACTTTTCTTCGGCAAACCAGAAAGCAAGTGCTAGTCTTTCAAGTTTGGAAAACCAGTTAGAAACCATCAAGAAACGTGCAGCACAGCTAGTTTCTCTGAAAGCTATTGCCACTTATCTTGCTAATGCCGTTACTAAGTTCAATGACTTTTATGAAGCAACAGACTTGTTCAATAACGCAATGGGCGAGTTAAGCGGTCAAGCAACAGAGCTTATCAATAAGATGGAGTCTCTGCTTGGCATCGACCCGACAGAAGCAATGACAAATATTGCTACGCTCCAAAGCCTTGCAACTTCGTTCGGTCTAGCAAGCGATAAAGCGTATATCTTATCCAAGAACCTGACTCAACTTGCCTATGACGAATCGTCCTATTGGAATAAAGATACTGCTACCACCTTTACCGCAATTGCTTCTGCTATCTCTGGAGAACTTGAGCCTATTCGCCGTTTGGGCGTTGATCTGTCTCAGGCACGGTTACAGCAGGAACTTCTTGCTTTGGGATTTAACAAACAGGTTTCTAGTTTGTCTCAGGCAGATAAGGCGGTTCTTCGTTATATTGCCATTATGAAGCAGACTGCCAATGTGCAGGGCAACCTTGCACAGACCATTAGTAGCCCCGCCAATATGGTACGCATTTTGAAGTCTGAAATTTCACAGCTCGCAAAGGCTGTTGGTCAGCTTCTTTATCCCGCATTTAAGGCGATTCTCCCCGTTCTGATTGCGGCAGTTGACCTTATCAAAGAATTTGTGGTCTCTCTTGCATCTGCGTTCGGACAGAAAATTGAATTTACCGATTTTAGCAAGACACAGAAAGATATTGGTGGCGTGGCCAACGCTATGGATGACACCGCCGATGCTACAAAATCGGCAGCAAAAGCAGCCAAAGACTATACGATGGGTTTTGATGAATTAAACATTATCGACCCTTCACAAAACTCTGGTTCTTCCGGTTCTGGTGGCGGCGCTACTGGTAATCTGCTCGGTGATGTTGACCTTTCCCAATATGATATGTTCAAAGATTATGCTGGAAGCGTTGTTGATGAGATTAAGGCGAAATTAAAATCTCTCGATTCTTTTCAAATCGGAACCCAAATTGGTGAACAGCTAAATAAACTTATGGGCATGATTTATGATGCCATCCATTCTGTTGATTGGGCCTCGCTTGGAGCAGTTTTTGCAGATGGCATTAACGGGCTCGTGGATTCTGTAGACTGGGATTTGTTTGGTCGATTGCTTGCGGACAGATTCATTATCGAGTTTGAGCTTCTTGGCGGTTTCCTGTCTCAGCTTGACTGGACATCTGTGCTTAACGCCTTTATTGATGGCTTTTCTGGATTCTTTCACGAACTTTCAGATTGGATAGCAACAGTAGATTGGACTGGTGTTGGGAAGCAATTAACTGATAAGCTTTCCGATGCTTTTCAAAATGTTGAGATTGAAAAGCTTGCAAGAGTTCTTTTTAACTTTATCACTGATAGCATTAACGCTGTTTCTGATTTCTTGGCTGGAACAGACTCTTACCAGCTCGGCCAAGACCTCGTTGACTTTGCTATTAGAGCCGTTACTTCTGTAGATTGGGCCGGGCTAGCTCAAGCCATAGGTCGTTTCTTTGGCGAAGCGTTCATTGAAGCGCTCGACTTCATGGGTGGTCTAGTTTCTCGAATTGCCGATTATTTTGAAGAGAAAGTAGCAGAGGGGCCGTTCGATAATGTTGGCCTGAATATCGTCTACGGTATTTATTACGGCATTCAAGACGCAATCACAAATGTTGCTTCTTGGATTGTTGAAAATGTGTTCAATCCGTTTATCAATGGCTTTAAGTCTGCCTTTGGAATCAATTCCCCATCTACCGTAATGGCTGAACAAGGCGGATACATTATCGCCGGATTGAAGAAAGGTATCACTGACGCTATCTCTAGCGTAACTGAAACTGCGAAAAAAATTCTTTCTGCAATCAAGAGCGCATTTGACAATTTTAGCCTTTTTGATATTGGCAAGAACCTGATTCAGGGTCTTATTGATGGCGTGAACAATATGATTGAAACGGCCAAAAACGCTGTTGCAAATGTTGGCAATGCAGTCATTGATAAGGTCAAGAATGTGCTCGGCATCCACTCCCCTTCTACGGTCTTTGCGGAGATTGGCGGTTACATCGACCAGGGCCTTGCAAACGGTATCACTGCTGCTGTCTCCTACGTCACCACTGCCATGCAGGGCGTTGTAGATGCTGTGCAGGAGAAGGGACAGGCGCTGATTGATGCTGGCTCTGCTCAGGCAACCAGCTACGTTACCGGGTTCTTGAACGGTCTGGATACCCAGTGGCAACACATCGATCAGAGCTTGCAATCTGATTTCTTTGGCAGCATTGGCACTCTGTGGGATGCGATTTCTAACGGAGACCTTGAAAAGCTCGGCACATGGGCTGCTTCCTATTTCTATCATGCAATGGATGATGAGCAACGAAAGCAAATCAAGTCCATTGCCAATAACAGCTTGCAGTGGCTGACGCAGGGCTTGAGCAGTGTTTGGAACAACATTGCCGGTATGGCATCGAGCTTTATTAGTCAGTTTGTTCCTTCTGCTATGGCTGCAACGTCTGCTCAAACGAGTTTGAACATTGCAATGGATGCAAACCCTGTTATGCTGGTTATTTCCCTGATTGGCATGTTGGTTGGCGCTCTTGTCAATTTTGCCAATAAGAACAAGAGCATCGCTTCGTTCCTGTCTAATCTTTGGTATGGAATCGGAGATTTCTTCTCGATTGTATTTGAAGGGATTCTCCGCGTTCTCGGAACGGCAATTCAAGGCATTGTTGCTGGAATAAATGCTTTAATTGACGCACGCAATTTCTTTAATCCCTTTGATAAATGGGGGCATATCAGCAACCCTCTTTATGATTGGGCTGACAATGTTGCGAGTAGCCGCGCGGAAAGCCAGCGCAAACGTCAAGAAGCGGCCAATAGTGGCTTTGACGATTCCAAAGACCCAACTAACTACGAACAGCAGTACAAGGAACTGCAAGAAAAGTACAAAAATGGTTCTTATCCTGGCACAAAAGAGTGGGATAAAAACAATGGTACATCCTCCGGCTATTACGGCGGGAGCACGACCGTTACGGTTGATTTCAACGAAGAGGAAATGCGTGAATCTGTCTACAATGGCACTTACAACGCATTCCTTGACATCTTCCAGCGGTATGGTGACGAACTGACCGGTGGCAAGGAAATGAAAATCTACCTTGACGGAAAGCAAATCACAGCATCCATTGAAAAGCGGCAGAACGCCCGTGGACAGTCTTTGATGGGCAGTGAGGTTTACAGCTACTAAGGAGGTGGCGGTTTATGGCGATCCCAGCACTGGTAACGGTAAATGGCGTAGACTTGCCGGAACCTTCTTCTTACGAAGCAACCACTAGCACCATCGTGGATTCTGGACGAAGCGTTCAAGGCAAAGTAGTCGGCTCTGTTGTGCGGCATGATGTAGCAAAAGTATCTCTGAAATGGAACTACCTCACCGCACAGCAGTGGGCCGCTATTCTTAGCCTGTTCACGACACGATTTTACTGCACTGTTCGCTTTTATAATCAGGCAAAAGCCGGGTATGATACGCGGCAGATGTACGTTTCAGACCGAACATCTGGTATGTGGCGGCGTGGACCGAAAACCGGCAATGTGATGGGCTGGACGGATTGCTCGATTGCGCTTGTGGAGGTGTAGCCTATGGTACAACCTTCTCAGAAGTGGATTGAAAAGTTTTCCGAAACGCTTGTGCCGGAGATGTTTGTGCGCATTACCTATGGCGTTACAGAACTAGGTTTGCAAGAAGATGCAATTCCTAGCACAAACGGCGAAACATTCTTCAGCAATGTATCCTCTATTGTTGACAGTAAATTGCAGACTTACACAAAATATTCTACCGGAGAATTAAATTTCACTGTTTTGGACGGCAATTATACCTTGCTCGACAGAAGCGTGGAATCGCAAGAAGCTGGTTATGTTAGTGAAAATTGCGTTTCGATTTCAAACCACCCGATTATTACCCTCTCGTTCAGCAAAGTTCATACCGTGACGATTCCTGGCATTACCATTACATGGTCGTCAACGTTCAATGAATGGCCGACAAGTTTCAAGCTGACTGCTTATTCTGGAAGCACAGTCGTATCCACCAAAACAGTGTCGAATAATTCCTCTATCACCACCGATATTGACTTTGAAATTGCAAATTACGATTCCATTTCCATTCAAATCTTGTCGTGGTGTTTGGAAAATCGGCGTGCACGAGTTGAGCAGGTTAAGCTGGGCCAATTCATTGTGTTTGAGAAGAAAGACATCTTTTCGTATAAGCATGATTCCACAAGAGACCCGATCAGCGGACAACTTCCGAATGACAGCATTACTTTTACGGTGGATAACAGCACGCAGAAGTGGAACCCGATTAACCCGGAAGGCCTTTACAAATACCTGTATGAGCGCCAGCCTATCTCTGTGGAGTACGGCATGGACTTGGACGGAACGGTGGAATGGATTACAGGCGGCAAGTTCTTCTTGTCTGAGTGGAATGTTCCATCTAATAGTATCGAAGCAAGCTTTACTGCCCGTGATGCTTTTGGCTATCTTATGGTTTCCAACTACACAGGAAGAATGTACGGCACTCTTTATGAGATGGCCTACGATGCGCTGGAGCTTTTGAGCGACAACGTGGCAACGTTTCAGATTTCCGATGAACTGAAACAATATAGCACGGATATCACAAAGCAGGATAAAGGCAACTATAAGGATTCTGATATTTTACAGATGGTTGCTAACGCAGCTGGCATGGCAATGTATCAGACCAGAGAAGGCGTGATCGTAATCGGGCGCATTCCTGATATCTCTACTGCAAAAGCAAACATTTCCGGTGAAATTGATATTGTCAATAACTTCAGCTGGCCTGAAATTGCATTTTCTTCCCCTTTGAAAAATGTAACCTGTTCGATTGATGTAAAATCTTCCGATGGCTCGAGCACTACAAGCAAAACGTATTCTTACCCAGAAAACCCGGCAGGTGGTGGAGCAACGCAGACTGTCAACAATGAAATGCTGTCTCAAAGCATTCTCGGCCAGAGCAGGAATATTTTGACAGAAGCATACAAAGTGCTTTCCAACCGCCGCAAGGTCACATTGGAATATCGTGCAAGTCCGCACTTTGATGCGCTGGATTACGTCCTTGTTCATCACCAGTTCGGCTATTCCTCTGTACTGCTTACTACAAGTTTTTCTTATCAGTATTCCGGCTGTTTTCACGGGACGGTCGAAGGATATCTCTTGGAAGGAGCTGACGTTCGTTGACCCGGTGGATTACAGACAGAACCGATGATGATATTGCGCAAGTCAAGGCGATTACATCGAAAGCAAAAGCGGGAACGTGGACAGAGGAAGAACAGGCAGAATGGGCCGCTGGCATGAAGGGCGCTCTAAGCTACATGGACTACAACCGCATTGAAAGCGGTATCCAAGAGATTGCGGCCATCCTGAATGCATCTGTTTCAGTCAAAACCGACTGGGATGTAAATGGATACCTGACTGTCGCAGATGCTCCCCGGTGGCTTTCCAATATCAAAGCTATTCGTTCTTTGTGCAGTGGCAAAAACAATACTCCCGAAACTCCCGCTTCCCTCAATTATCTGCATTATACGATTATCAATCAGGTTGAAGAAATTCTGCTTGATATCGAAACGATAGCCAACAACCATCTAATCTACTGCTCAGAGCCAGTCTGTGGAGGTGAACCTTACTATGCACTTTGTTGACCGAGAAGCGAAGTACCCAAACCGATGGACAATGACTAAACCGGACGGCTCGTCAGAAGTCGTCACTCTTGTCCGCAATGACGAGCCAATCGTTGAAGGCACTCCTATGAATGCCGAAACGTTGAACACTCTTTCAGATGTTGCAGGCGCGGACATTGCGAGAATTGCTGCCGAAAAAGCAGAACTGAACGCGAAACGGTCTGAAATAAACGCTGAAACATCCGCGCAAGAATCTCAGAGACAAGCCGAAAAGTCTGCTGAAAGCGCCCGTCTTGCAGAACAGAGTGCAAATAAAGGCGGCTGGATGGATTTCGAGCAGAAGAACGGCATTCTTTATATGGTCAAAAGTGATAGCTTGACCGAAATAAATATGCAAGACAATGGCTCTGGAATTTTGGAGGTGACGTTTGAATGAGCAAAACAATCGAAATCGGCCCTTATAGCGCTTATGCCATTGCTGTAAAGTATGGCTATGTGGGCACAGAAGAGGACTGGATTAAAGCAGTCGAAGCTGCTCGAAAGAGTGCAGAGACAAGCGCAGCCAATGCAAAACGAGAAGCAGACGGGGCTTCTACTTCTGCCGCTACTGCCACTGAACAGGCCGGAATTGCAACCACAAAAGCTGGTGAATCTGCCGCATCCGCTGATGCTTCTGCATCCAGTGCATCTGCCGCTGCAACCAGTGAAGCCAATGCAAAGAAATACTCGGAAGAGGCCGGGGCCAAAGCAAATACTGATAAGACCCTGAGCATTGAAAACGCCCCTGCGGACGCAAAGGCTACCGGTGATGCTCTGGCAGGCAAAGCAGACTCCGTCGTTCCACATGATCTTTCTATTCCGATCACGGGATGGCAAACAGACACAGAAGTTGCAGAGTATCCGCATTACATTGACATTACAGCAGATGTTACGTCCACGACTGTGGTATCTGTCAGCATTGACCCTGCAAGTGCAGACGTAGCCGGTAAAGCTATGCTTGTAAACCCCGAAACTCGAACCGGAGCTATCCGTATCCGTGCACACAACATTCCGACTGCGGAAATTTCCGCCCGGTGGTATCCCATCAAGTATGGTGGCCAGTTCTATGGTGACGGCTCCATCTATTCCAACTTCCTGCTTGCGGCACATCCTGTGGGTAGTATCTATCAGACCATCAGCCCGGAAAACCCGGCTGTGACTTTTGGCGGCGGCACGTGGGAAAAGATTGCGCAAGATAGGGTGTTAATGGGCGCAAGTGATACGCACCTGGCTGGTACAACGGTAGAGGCTGGACTGCCGAATATCAAGGGCTCTTTTGAGGCAAGACCCCACATGTCTGGAAACAAGTTTGCGGGCGGTTCGATTACAGGCGGGGATGGTAAGCTATTTGCACATTCAATTCAAACTTCTAACAATATAAATAATTCAATGACAGAAACCGGTAATGCATACAAAAGCGATGTAGTGTTTTTTAACGCATCTGCTTCCAACTCCATTTACGGCGCTTCCACCACCGTCCAACCCACGGCATACTTTACTTACACTTGGCTTCGTACCGACTGAAAGGAGAAACAATGGCACTAGGAGAACTCAAAAACGGCATTGGCCCTGATGCCTATGCTATCTATCAGCAAGTCCTTGCGGCGGTAGTCGAGCGAGACCACCCCGTGGGCAGTCTGTACATCAGCGAAAACGCAACCAGCCCGGCCGAGATTTACGGCGGCACATGGGAGCGAATTGAGGGAAAATTTATCATGGGTGCAAGCGATACCTACCCCGCAGGGAGTACGGGGGGCGAAGCCGAACATACACTAACAGAAGGCGAATTACCGAATATAACTGGTGATTTTGATTTTCAATCAAACGGAAATAATCAGGGTATTGTAACTGGAGCACATGGTGTATTTAGTCTTGGTCAAATATCTATCGGGGGGTTCCAACCGAACAATAAAACAGACGAATCGGATTGTGCTCGGCAAATAAGAATGTCTTTTGGGTCTAATTCACCTCATAACAATATTCCTCCCTACTACTCCGTGTACATCTGGCGGCGTGTCGCCTGAAAGGAGACCTTATGAAAATTATCGACAGCAACGGCAACCCCATCGAAGCCCCCGACCTGACGAAAGGCTACCTCAAGCAGGAGACCCAGACCGTCCATCACGATGCTGTGGAAGGCGTGGAAGAGGTCAGCCACTACGAGACCGAAACCTTGCCGGACGGAACCCCTGCGATCTACTATGACGCAGATGGTCGCGAAAAAGGCCGTGATGTCCGCAAGGTGGTGGACGTGCCCGGCGTTGACCCTCAGCCCGCCTGGGATGAGAAAGTGCCGGTGATGCGGTACATCCTGTACACCGCCGAAGAGCTGGCCGCACAGGAAAAGGCCCGCAAGGAAGCAGAGGAAAAGGCACAGCTGCCCACCGCAGAAGAGCGCCTTGCTGCTCTGGAAGCGGCTATGCTCGACCTGCTGGCCGCACAGTAAGGAGGATGTTATGATTTTGTTCTATGTGACCCAAGTCAAGCTGCACCGTTTTGACGGCGCTTTTACCATCGACAACGTACCTGACCGGTACAAGGATGCCGTGCTGGCAAAGCTGACGGAGGAGGGATTTTATGAGATGGAAAGTGATGCTTGACTTCCTGCGGGATATCTTTTCTGCGCTCTCTCACGCTGCCGGGGACAGCGCCGACAAGGAAGAGCCCGCTCCTACACCGGACGTGCCCACTGTGGACACCGTGACCGGGTGGGCAGGTGAGCCGCCCTACCGCTATCTCGACGTGAGCCGGTATCAGGGCACTATCGACTGGGCAAAGGTCAAGGCCGCAGGCTACAAGGGTGCGATGCTCAAGACGGTCTCCACCAACCGCAAGCTTTCCAAGCGGGCAGACGGGCTGTACATCGACCCCACCTTTGAGACTAATTACCGCAACGCCCGGGATGCCGGGCTGGACGTGGGCGTGTACTACTACACCTACGCCACCAGCGAGGCCATGGCCGATGCAGAGCTTGCCCTTGTGCGGCAGGCGGTCTACGGCAAGGAGCTGACCATGCCTGTGGCGGTGGACGTGGAAGAAAACAAGCTCAAGCAGCTGTCCACGCTTGACCTGTCCAATCTTACCGCTTACGCGCTGGAACAGGTGGAGCGGATGGGCTTTTACGCCCAGCTCTACACCTACACCGGTTACAAGTATGAGCTGGACATGGCTCGGCTGTCCTCTCGGTGGGATGTCTGGCTGGCTGACTACACCGGCAAAACGCCCAACGTAACGTTTAACTACAACGCCCACCAGCACACCAGCAAGGGCAGCGTGCCGGGCATCTCCGGCAACGTTGACCTCAACGTGACCACCCTCAACTACCCGAAAATCATCCGCAAGAAGGGTCTGACCCGTCTCCGGGAGGGCGCATGAAAGAATTTATTCTGAAGCACATCGGAGAACTGATTTTTACAGGCATCTCCGGCGTTTTGACCGCAGCCTATCGCAGCTTGTCCAAGCGCATCAAGGCGCAGGAAGAGAATCGCAAGGCTGTGAAAGAGGGCCTGCTTGCCATCATGCACGACCGGCTGTACCAGTCCTGCACCTTTTACATCAAGCAAGGCAGCATCGACACCGGCGGCCTGAAAAACTTAGAATACCTCTACAAAAGCTATCACGCACTGGGTGGAAATGGCACAGGCACGGAGCTGTACAACCGGACCAAAGCACTTCCTATCTGTGACTGAGAAAGGAGACACCAATCATGGAAATGATTCATAACCTTTTAACCGCACTTCCTGCCCCTGTGGCCCTCGTGCTCATGCTGGGTGGGTTCATCTTCTATGCCCTGGGCTGCATCCGGCTGGGCTATGGTGCTGCTGTCAAGGGCACCGTGCTTGACCTGATCGAGCAGGCAGAGCACGAGATTCAGGGCACAAAGCGCGGCGCAGAGCGCAAGGCGTGGTGCGTCAAGATGCTCCGGGCCGCCCTGAGTACCAGCAAGTGGGGCAGACTTATCAGCTGGGCCATCACCGATGAAACTATCGGCACCGTGATCCAATTTTTCTTTGACCGCATGAAGGCGGCACTTGAAAAGCAGTAAGGAGGATATCATGGCAAGCACTACATACGAGCATTTTGTTGGCACCAACAAAATGTACGCCATACACGCACGTTTTCGTGACCTCGCGAAAACATACCATTTTCCCGACGTTGCCAAAATAGTGACGTTTTGTCACCAGTTTGCCGTCATTGGCAATATGGTGCGCAACGCCGGACAGCTGCCGCAGCCCTTCTGGCTCGGTGCTGCCTGTGGCGGCGGCTCGTGTAGTCTTTCCGCCAGCGTTGCAAGGGCTTAATGCAGAACAGATAAAAGCTGTGATAAAACGTTCGCCGCTTGGGAGGTATGACCGGAAAATCGCCCGGTTGCGGTACGTTGACCAGCTATGTCAAGTTGATATTGCAGCGCGTGTGCCGTATTGTCGGACATCAATCGGCAATAGGCTGAAAATTATTGATAAAATGCTGGATGTGTGATACTATACTTTTAATTGGGTGCGTTTTCTTGTGAAGCGCGTTGAAGCGGCAGGCTTTCGGGTCTGCCGCTTTTCTTTTTTTACGATTTGCTGGTGGATTTTGTTTTATTCGCACTAGTTTTGTCGAAAGCATTGCCATATATTGGATGATGTGATATCTTAGCATTGCACTCCAATGTGTGTGCCCTTAACAGTTAAGCGCTCATGCGGATTTTTCCGTGTGGGCGCTTTTCTTTTTTGCTCATAGTAATCAAGCTCTAATCAAGCTTTAAGCAAGGTTTAAGCAAGATTTTTTGTCCTTCGTTGTGCGTTCGTTGTCCTTCACTTTTTTCTGATGCGGTACACTGAGAGCACAAGGAGGGATGTTTTATGAGCTATTATCCGACACCCGGAACGCCTTACGTTCCGCAGCAGCCTGTCAATCCTTACGGTGGCATGGGAACGGTAGGCCTTGCCACTCCCCTGCCCAACACGCAGATGCAGCAGGCACAGCCGCAGCGTCCGCAGCCGATGAATGGGCAGCAGCCTGTTCAGCAGTCGGCACAAGATGGCGGTTGGTTGCTTGGCAGACCTGTTTCCAGCAGAGAAGAGTTTTTGGCGATACCGTCTGACCTGTACGGAAGATGGACGTATTGCCCGGATTTGCGTAGTGGGGTCATCTACTGCAAACGTCTGAACCCAAACACTTGTGAATCTGACGTGTTAGAGTTTTACAGCCCGGAAGCATGGCGGCAAATGCAAGCGCAACAGGCACAGCAGACCGCTGCACCAACACAGCAGTATGTGCCTGTTGAGCAATACAATGCCCTCGTCCACCGTTTGGATGAGTTGGAAAAGTGGCAGAAGAGCTTTTCTAAGCCCACTGCCACCGCAAAGAAAGGAGAATAAGCAATGTCCTCTCCGTTTGATATGATTACTCACAGCCCTATCATGCAGCTTGCAAATCTGGCTCGCGCCGGGCAAAACCCGATGGGGCTTATCCAGCAGCTGGGTGGGCAGAGCGCACCCATCATGCAGGGGCTGAACCTGATTCAGGGCAAAAACGAAGCGCAACTCAGGACGATGGCGCAGAACCTCGCCAAAGAGCGTGGCATCGACCTGAACCAACTGGCAAGCGCCCTAAATTTGACGCTTCCGAAGTGAGGAGGCTTTACAATGGATGATTTTGAAAACAACCATTCCGAAAAAGATTTTGACATCAACAATCTGTGTGGCAATGACAAAATATGGGTTCCTTTAATGCTTGGCTTGATTTTCGGTGCTGCCAGCAAAAATTGGGTTGACCAAAAAGACAAAAAAGACAACCCTCCAAGTTGACTTAACAATCCTAAAATAAGCATCCTTCTAAGCGAAACGCTTCTCAGTTTTGCGGACTTGACAAAAACCGCGTTTGTTTGGCTTCGCCCATCGCATACGGCGGTGGGATAGCATAACGCAAAACTGAAAGGAGTTTTGTTATGGACGATTTTGCAACTGGCTATCTGGCTGGGCAGGACGGCGGCAACAACAACGGCGGATTCTTCGGCAACGAAGGCCTGTGGGCTGTTATTATCCTTGCCATCATCTTCGGCTGGGGTACAAACGGCTATGGCCGGAACGGCGGTGACAACGGCATGAACGCTTACATCCCCTATCTGGTCGGCACAGGCGCAACCGGGCAGGGCGGTAACGACACCCGCGCGGCTTTGTCTGAGGGCTTCTACCAGCAGGATACCTCCCGTTCTCTGGCGGGCATCCAGAGCGGTATCTGCTCTCTGGGCTATGACCAGCTGGCACAGATGAACGGCGTCAACACCAACATCGCAAACGGCTTTGCAGGCGTGAACAGCGCCATCTGTCAGCTTGGCTACCAAAACGCACAGCTCGTGAACGGTCTGGAACGCAGTGTGTCCAACGGAGACAACGCTATCAGCCTTGCCATCATGCAGGAGGGCAACGCACGGCAGGCAGGTCAGACCGCTCTTGCCACGCAGCTTGCATCTTGCTGCTGCGAGAACAAGCAGCTGATCGGCGACCTGAAGTACACCATCGCAACGGAAGATTGTGCTACCCGTCAGGCTATCGCAGACAACGCCCGCGCCATTGTGGACAACTGCAACGCCAACTTCCGCAGCATGATGGACTACTTCACGCAGGACAAGATTGCCACTCTGACCGCTGAGAACCAGAACCTCAAGTTCGCGGCTTCTCAGGATCGTCAGAATGCGCTTCTGACCACCGTGATGTCCCAGCAGACTGATACCATCCTGAACCGGGTCAATCCTCGTCCGATTCCCGCTTATCAGGTGGCAAACCCCAACTTGGGCGTGAACTGCTGCGGCTGCTGCTAACCAACACACTCCCCGATAACACCGGGTGAACCATCGGGGCAGGGGTAAGACACCTCTGCCCCTGATTTTTTAGGAGGAAAACATTATGGCTTGCAAAACAAGCTGCCGTCTGTGCCCGCACCTCGTCATCTCGAATGCGGTGACGTTCGCCAATGACACGCTGACCATCAACATTCCTGCTGGCTCTTACCAGAACGGAGAGAAGTATTGTCTGGTCATTGCTCAGGCTTTGCCGGACACGACCACCATCAACGCCCCTGTGGTCATTACCATTGGAGCAGGTACGACCGCATACCCTCTGACCGACTGCAACTGCGCTCGGGCGACCGCCGAGAGCATCCACACCCGCACCCGTTACGCTACCTGCGTTGCAACGTCTGCGACCGGCACAGGCACGTTCAAATATCTTGGCTGCTTCTGCCGTTCCCACGCCGGAGCGCCCGCGTCTATTTCTTGAGGAGGTGTAGATTATGGGCAAGAACAATTTTCGCCGCATGATGATGCTCCGTGACCACGACAAAAACCGTGAGCCGGAACGTGACCGTCTTGAGGAAGAGCGTGACCGCAGGGAGCGTGAAATGGAACGTCGTCTGCGTAAGCTGGAAGGTGGCAACGACCGCTATCCCTACTATCTGCAGGAGGAAAACCGCTACATCGACCCCTACCCTATCCCTCGCTACCCTGACGTAGAGTATGAGCGCAAGATGCCGCAGATTGGCTTCTCGCAGAGCGGAGACTGGGACAAGCGGTCTAAGCAGTATGAGCATGGCGGTGCGGACAGCCGCTCGATCAAGATGCCACGCAAGCACCTCACCCACGATGAAGCGGAGGAATGGTGCGACAGCATGGTGAACGCTGACGGCACAAAGGGCTGTCACTGGACGCTGGAACAGACACAGGACGTTGCCAAACAGCGCAGCATCGCCTGTGACCCGAACGATTTCTGGGCTGTCATGAACATGATGTACTCCGATTATTGCCAGGTTGCAAAGCGTCAGTCCGTTGACACTCCGGGCTTCTATGCTGACATGGCAAAGGCGTTCCTTGAGGACGTAGATGCCGCAGATGGTAAGGCGTATCTCTACTGGGATTGCATTGCTGAAAAGTAAAACAAACCCCTGTGCAACCAATCGAGGTTACACAGGGGTGTTTTGCGCTTATCGGATTGTCACTATTCCTCTATCTTTCATATACTCGATAAAATCTTCTGCTGGCATTCTCTCTGAAAGTTCTTTCATTGTGTATTGGCGTTTTTCCTCAACCCAATGCTTCTTTTCTTCGATACCAGACAAATCGTGGACTGTATACCATTGTGTTTTTGGGCTATCAAGTCCATTTGAAAGGAATTGGACCTTAAACCAATCTGGACGTTTTCTTCGTTCAAACCAATTCAATTCTGAAAATTTTATCCATGCAATGTTTTTATAATTTCCTTCCTTTTGCCCTTTGCTCTTAAAATTATTTCTTATTTTCTTTAAGCTAAAATAGTTGTTTTCAACGCATTGGTTTTCCATATATCTTATGCGCCAATCTTTGTCTCGAAAGACCATCTTACCTTCGTATATGTCACCGCCTGTCCCATTGAGATACCAATGCGATTCGTAGTGGCCTAACACTTTTTGTCCCATGTGTTTCCTTTCTCCCATGTGCGGTCGTTGCGGCTACACAGGGGCCATTTTATTTGGTATAGTACAATTTCATCATACGTCAATCCTCCAAGAAATCTTCTTGATTCATAACTTGATTTACAATTCGTTCTGTGCATTCTTTGATAACCGTAGACGCGGGGACATTATCTTCATAAGCTATGTTTTCATATTGTGCTCTTGCATATTCAAAGAACCTTTTAGAAAGTATTTCTGCATCCGCACGGCACAACGGCTTTAGTTCGTATTGCAACGGAAATCTTCTTGTAAGTGCAGGGTCAAGCCTATCAAATCGATTTGTCGTTCCAATAATAATGACATTGTTCGGCAATCTATCCATTTCTTGCATAATCGCAATAACCACACGGTTCATTTCCCCAACGTCATCTTTTTGCCCACGAGCCATTCCGACCGCATCTATTTCATCAAAACAAAGAACGCAAGGAACGGTTCTCACATAATCAAAAATTCTTGCAAGGTTAGATTGTGTTTGCCCTAAGTGCGAATCAACTAGATTTGAAAATTGAATCCTCAAAAACGGAAGTTTTGCTTTATGTGCGATATACCTAGCCAGCATGGTTTTTCCGCATCCGCTTTGCCCATAAAGCATCAATGCTGGCAAATAAGGAATGCCAATTTCGTTCAATTTTTCAGATGCTCGATAAATAGCAACGATTTTCTGCGTTATACTTTTTTCTTCGTTCCTGAGAAGGAATCTTGCTTCTGGAAATTCTTCTGTATCCTCTGCGATCAAAAGATGCTGCAAGTTATATGGCAATTCAATAAATTCTCTTTTGCTTTCCAACTTACGAAACATATTTTCTTTGAACTGCTCATCTTTTTTGGATGATATAGAATTCAAAATGATTTTAACAGCTTTTTGTGCGTTTCGCATATCGCCATCGCAAACAAATCGAATAAGGTGTCGTTCACTATCATTCATCTAGTAAATCCTCCAACTCAATCTTCCCATCTGCCGCAGCAGCAGCCAGAGCGTATACGAACTGCCCGATGGTCATTCCGTGCCGTCTGGCTTCACGGTTGATGTACTTGCGTTCTTCCTCGCTCATAAGGATGGTAATGCGCTTAGAACGCTTGCCATCACCGCTTGCAACGCCCTGATGCGATTCCGGAATCGGGATTTTTTTCTTTGTCAACCCAGCTTCGGTTAATGCGCCAGAAACATCGCCTTGTTCGATAAGGCGTTGAACTTCTTTCGCTTGTTTCAGTTTCTTTGGCTTACTTTCGCCTAACACGGCATCACTTGGCTGTCTTTTGCTGTCTTTGGCTTGCTTCGGCTTAATGCTGCTTAATTCCGCTTCACTTGGCTGTGCATGGCTGTCTGTGGCATCACTTGGCTTAATTTGCTCCTGTTCGGCATTATTCGGCTTTGTTTGGCTTACTTCTTCTTCCTTTGGCTCACTTCGGCTTAATGTCTGTTCCGAAAAAACAGGCTGGAAGTCAAACCCGCCAAGCAGACCCGTTGATTTTTTACTGGTTGACTTCATTTTACATTTCCTCCACTTTCTTCGGAAGCTCACGAATTGGCATCCAGTATTCAATTTCTCCCGGCTTAAACTGTTTTACGATTCCTCGATTGTTCCACCATAACCATTTCCAATAATAGCCAATATAAATGTTCCCGTCTTTGTCAGCCAACAAAACTTCTTTCTTCTCTTTTGGTAAATCCCATTCATAGTTTGTTGGTGCCCATTTTTGAAACTTTGTTGTGTCCATAACTGCCACAAGAACGTCCATATATGCGTCTTTTTCTTCCTTGCTTTTAGCTCCAGCCTAATAGCAAGAAATTTCGCTCTGAACGATTTCACCGTCAATCAGTCGCATTTTGTGTCCTCCTCATTATATATTAAATCGTAAAATCCTCCATCCTCTCCAATATAAAAAGAGCCATCTTCCCAATATGCTCCACATTGGTTGGCGCAGGCTGCGGTCATTGGGTCTCCGCCACCAGCTCCTTTTGTTGTCGTGTATCGTTTTGACAACTTTCCGCTTTTGGTCACTTTATATTCACGAGATATTTGTATGAATTCAGAAACGACAATCTCTCCGCCGCACAATGGGCAGCAAGTACGAAGCTTCCCTTTCATTTTGCATCCCCCTCCGCAATCATCTTTGCCAAAGCCTTGAAATCCTCTGCGCTGGTACTCTTTGCTGTGTCACCGCTAAACAGGCTGTGACGCTCTGCCTGTGCCTTACGAACGCCCATAGACGGTCTAATCTTCACGTCAAGCAGCTTTGTTCCCATGCTTTGTGCAATCACAGGGAGCTGTTCCACAACCTCTTTGGACAGGTTCTCACGGCTCTTGTACTGGTTCAGAAGCAGACCCTCAATCTTCAAGGTCGGGTTGAAGTATCTGCGAACGTCACCGATGGTCTGTGAAAGTTGGCTCAATCCGGCAAGCGCATATCGGTCTGCTGTAATAGGCACGATGATGCTGTTGGCGGCGATCAGAGCGTTTACAAGTGCAAGGCCGAGCTGCGGGGGAGTGTCCAAAACAATGTAATCGTACCGTTCAGACACGGATTCCAGCGCTTCACGCAGCCGAAAGTTCTTACCAATGTCCCGGACAAGCTGCTCGTCAATGTCTTTCAATGCGTTGTCTGACGGCAGAATGTCACCGGCTTCGCAGTGCTGGATTCCTTCTTCTACCGTTCCCTGCCGGGTCATTACATCGAACAGGGTACAAACATCCTCTGTCTGCGCGCCGTAGGTGTCCGTTGCGTTGCACTGGGCATCGCAATCCACCAGCAACACCTTCTTGCCAAGCAGCTGCAACGCGCCAGCCAGACAGGTGCTTGTGGTGGTCTTTCCTGTGCCGCCCTTCTGGTTGGCGACAGCTATAATTTTTGCCATTTTATCACTCTTTCTTTACTCAATATAATCAAATCCGAATGTCGCAAACTTACTTAACTGCGAATCCTTGATAACTGTCCGAAGATACGCTTCCGGCACTTCAACATCTAGCTTGCCTTTCACAGCCATCTCGTATGCGTTCTGCACAATATTTATAACGGCAGCTTTCTTCTTTTCTTTACGAATATTCGGATATTCAGACTTCAACCGCCTTGCCACAGACCTTGCTATACTTGCACACTGTTTTTCATCAACGCCAGGAATCAGGCTTTCCCAGTCAATATCTTCGTATGCGCCATTTCTAGGGCTTTTGACTGGTTTTTCGCTTTCGGAAGCATCTCTTAAAGGCGTTGTCTCAATCTCGCTAGATTCGGCATCTATGATGGGCTCAGAGCGCTTCATCTTTACGTCAAAAATAATTGATACCGTCTTATGCCCAACCATCCGCTTTTTGTACGACACTGAAATATCAGAGATGTCATTAATTTCAGCAACGGCAACGTCCAAGACCTTTACTCTGAAGAACTTAAACTGGTCGTAGCTATTTGCTGTTGCGCCAAGCTGTTCTTTTAGCTTCTTGACGCTGATTTCATGTCCCTTTGACCCCATGTTCATCCAATCCCGAAGCATGGAGTAAAGCAAAATGCTATACTGCGATTTCATGCTCGCCGTGTACCGCAAACGGTATCGGACATAGCCTTTTTCCGCAATATCAAAGAACACTGGTTGCAACAGAGGGTTGCATCTGATCGAGACCATGTATGTAAAACACTCAGGGTCAAATCGAATCTGCGCCATAGCAAACAATGTGTACAGCGTATATTCGTCTTTACCTTCAAGCGGAACAGCTACAGTGTTTTCAATAAAATGCCTGAGCTGCTGCTTTAAATCCTTACTGTTCAAACGGATACCTAAAAAATCGCAGTATTCTTTTAGCGTGAACTGAACAGTTGCGCTTTCAGGGTCACGAGGGTTAATTCTTGACAGATAGACTTCTAAAAGCCGAAGCTCGCCAGCGGTATAATCCCTGAATTTCGCCCATACAAGAGCCTTGCTCTTCTCAACGAGGTTGTTCATCGACAAATCTCCCAATCTTTCACATCCCTTCCACTTGTTGATATCAGTATATCACAACACGGTTGAATTATCAATAGCGCATTTCTACCATCATGCAGATTTGGTATACCTGTCTGCGCAGATTTTGTATACCTTTATGCAGTTTTAGTATACCTTCGTGCAGATTTGGTATACCTCCTTACATATATTAAACAAGATACTAAACAAGATAGGTAAATAACTTCTACTAAATAGAAAAGAAGCAGACACTTTTCAACACACACACCTTGAATTTTCAAATCTTGTTGAAAACGACAATGTTCAAATCCAATAAATACAAGTTTAGAGTAAACCGAAAAAAACATCATTAACAGTTAGATGCATTAAACGTGTACAGATTGTGGACAGGTGAACAAGAAGTGAAACAGAAAGGTATACCTAATCTGCACAATGGGGGACAAATTGACAAACTATTCAAGCACAAGCAGCAGATTAACGATAATTCGTTATTTATTCCGTGCGAATGTTGTCGATTTACAACCTATGGGGGACGGATTGACAAGGTAAAGGTATACCTAATCTGCATGAAACGTGAACAAAAAGTGGATGAACGTGGACAAAATGTTCTTCAAAAACTGCGATAATTCGACAATCAGCCGCTTATATTATTCGGATTCACGGTATAAGAATCATTGGACTTCATAGCAGCTTCAGTCCCGGCATCTTGCGCCTGATAGAGAATTTCCATCTTCGGGGCGGTTCCGTTCGGGTCTGGGTCTGTTCCGGTAGCCTGTGCTATCTCATAGCTGCCCGATATCATCCGGCAGACAGAGACCCTGTCCTTCAACGGCGTGTGGAGGTTTGCCAGAATCTCTGTCAGCACACCGATGTGGTCTGAACCGTGATCTCCGTACCGCATATACAACAAGGCATCTATCTCGTAGGAAGAACACTCCATCATGGCATCTATGAGAATCTGCCGTTTCTCCATGTCGGAAAGGTCATCTTCAAGATGTTCCAGCAGCCCCGGATGAATGCAAGCGTCCATGTATCGAGCCACCGATACGCCGCAGCAGGTGAACCAGCGCATAGCCATTGGCAGGGAAATAGCTGCCAGACCTTGCTCCCAGTTGGCAATCGTGCCACGATTCACACCCATCCGTGCCGCCAATTTCTGCTGACTCAAGCCAGAACGCATCCGTGCCATCTCTAATGCTTTGGCCGTTCTTACCAAATATTCATCCATAAATTCACGCCCTTTCAACAAAATTCTGCAAAAATGCCGGATTCGACAAGCCAAAAAATGGAAAAAGCTGCTATGGAGAACCAACAGCAGCCTGTGTTATAACTGTATTGTCAAAAAATTCCAAATAGAAAGGAAACACAAAATGAAAGAAACTGTAATCTGGAACCATGAACGTATGCCGATCATCGATGGAATGCCTGCCAGCGTTCCCGATGGGAAACCACACACACCTGAACCGTGGGAGGAAAGTTAATGAACCGAACCGTAGATGCTCTGATTATTCCATACGCTCGTAGACGGACGCTGGAGCTTGTCCTGAGCCTTTCTGGGTACGAAGCTGATAAAGATGCTTACCTCGAAGCGAAAGGCATCCTAGAACGTGCCGTAGCCGCCTTAGACGATGGACGCGACCCGGCAGATAACATCGAACGCATTGACGGACAGCTTGTGGAACTGTGAAAGGAGAAGAAGATGGACTTTACGAATGGATTCTATAAAGCCGAGAACCCTGTCGTTTTTGAAGAAGTGAAAACCTTCCTCCAGTCAATGGAACGGCGTGGGGCAACCGTAAAAGACTTAGACGATGCCATTGTGCAGCTAAACAATGTTTCGCACAGCATCAGCACAAACGCTCTCGTCAAAGCAGATGTGCTGGACGATTTACCGGATAACCCCTTTCGTTCCATGCTCAACGGAATGTTACAAAGCAAAGGGTAACTTAAACTTAATGTGGCTCTTAATCATTGTCATTGCAATTTTTGGTTTCCCTGATACAAAGTAACGGATGGAAAAATCATTTAACCTCAGCAAAGTTGTTAAAATGATATTGACTGTACAACAGAAAGGTGTATAATCGTATCAAATGAACATCCGAACTTACCGATCGGGAGGATATGCCACAATGAGTGAACAAGAAAGAGCTAAGATTGACCGATTTATCGCATGGCTGTTGGAACACCCTGATAAGATTCCGGCAGCGGAGCAAGCTTTAGACCTGGAATAACAGAAAACCCCTTGCACAGAGCTACACCAGCCCGGCACAAGGGGTTTTTATTTTACCGGGTCAGAACCACTTCTTTTTTCGGTTTCTACGGTAACGATATTTTCTGCTGTTGCCATATAGCACACGGTCGTTGCCTTTTAACAAGGCCTGCATGAACCAAAAGCAAAAGGCACAGCCGCACAACAAGTAATACACGGGCTTGCCTCACATCTTCTCGATCAGATTCATCAGCGCTTCACGCTGCGCTGTCGGCATAGATTCAAGCTTTTTTCTAATCCGCTCCACTGCTGCAACGACTTCACTTTGCGGCTGCTGGGGCGGGTTTTCTTTTTGGTCGCCAGTGAGAAGGTAGTCTACAGTAACGCCAAAGTACTGCGCCAATTTAACTGCATTCTGATTGGTCGGCTTTGCATCGTTCCCTGCATTTGCTTCGGTTCTCCAATAGCTATAAGCAGATTTCGGAACGCCAGCTTCAGTCAAAGCACGAGATGGCTTTACTCCCTTTTGCTCACATAGCCTTACGAAATTATCAAAAAACACAAAACATACCTCCAGCGTTTGTACAAGATGACAAAGTTCTACCACTTGAACAAAAACACTTGAAAAGTTCTACTACTTGTGCTTTAATAAGGCTACCGGGTTCAATCGGTAGAACAAATTAAAGACTTTGAACAAATAGAAGAACGTTCGATAATGTTTTTGCTTGACACCATAATATTATCATATTCTTTCAAAAAGTTCAAGTACTAGAACAAGAAAGGAGAAAAAATTTGCTTCCTAAGTGGACAGGCGATGTTGTGGGAACGCTTCACGTTAACAGCATCGAAATCAGAGAGCTTGCTGCAAAAATGGGATGCGCACCGGAATACTTGGGAAAAATCCTGAACGGTAAGCGTGAACCTAAAAATGCGGAAGCTAAGGTGAAAGAAGCTCTGGAAGAGCTGTTGAATGAAAGAAAGGGGGAATAAGTGGTATGGAACAGATTACCACCTTAAAGGTAGACCTTGAGTACCCGGACGAAGCGCACCACGCCATTGACGAGGCAACAAAGGCCTACGAGGAAAGCAAAAAGCGCTGGGATGCTTTTGAAATCAACGAAGCCAAAAGCAAAGCACGGGACATTTTGTACAACCTGTGCAATGAAGGCTACAGTATGATCTGGACGGTCACGGATGGCGCTGTCGGCCTGACGATCTGGAAAAGCTTTAAGGAGCCTTCTGTTGGCCAGTGCTATATGCCAAAAGAAAGCCTGTTTGACATCTGGGTCGAAAAGCTAGTTGCGCTGTGCATTGCCACAGGCAAGGAAGTCCCGAAGTTTATCACAGATAAGGCTGGTGAATGCTGGTGATGAAATTTCGTAAAGCGCAAAGCCGCAAGCGCAGACTAAAGCTGGCAATGGCAGCTGGCGTATCCAGAAACGATGCCAACAAGGTGCTGTGGATGGAGAAATCAATCAACCAGTGCTTTGAGCGTCACAATCGGGAAACCAGACTGAAAGAGAGTGGTCGCATTGGAAGAAAAGTATTGTGAGCGCTGCGGTGTCTTTCTTGGCCTTGTAAACCCATGCAAAAAGTATTGCGAAGAATGTAAAATCATTGTTCGCAGAGAACGGCAGGCCCTTATAAAGAAAGGAATCAAGGCTGAGCCGGAACCGGCTTTATGCGCTTGGTGCAAGAAGCCAATGGTTCGGAAGTTCTGGTCTCAGAAGTATCACCCTGAATGCGCAGCAGATGCAAACAAGGCTTTGATCAAAAAGTACAAAGCCAAAAAGCAAAAAGAGCTGAATGCGCTAAAAGCATCTGGCGAGTTCAAAATCACTTGGGATGTGCAGGAGCCAGAACGTGCGAGACCTCAAAAGCACGAGCCTCCAAAGTATACCGTGCGACAGATGAACGATGCCGCAAAACGATACGGCATGAGCTACGGCCATTACAGTACTTTACTTGCACAGGGAAAGGTGAAGGCCCCTGATGAACGGTAAATACTACGGCAAGCGGGAAATCCGCTGGCACAACCGGGAGAAAGACCGCTTGGAACACATACATAATAGAAAGGGTAAAGATGAAAGCACTTATAGAAATCGTCCTGATCTGGGGAATCGTCTTGGCACTGATTCTTGCAGCGTTCCTGCTGAACTTCTGGCTGGTGCATCATATCGAGCTTCTGGTCGGAGCTAAAATGACCTGGTACATTATCGGGATCAGCGCTCTGATGGCCACATGCTGGGTTTTCAGCACAGGTAAGAAAGCATGACGCTGGAAGATGCAATGAAAGCCAGGTACTTCAACATCAACGACCTTAGCCGTAGATCGGGAGTATCAAGGCCGACGATTTACAGCATCTTGGGCAAGCGAAAGAAGCAAAAAAGTTCCGTTCGGGTCGATACGCTTCTAAAAATCGCAAAGGCCTTGAATGCAAAGATTGCCATTAGTGAAAACAAGCCAAGCGGATTTGATATTGTCTTAAAAGAGGTGAAGAGAAATGAAAACTGTTAAAGGCACTGTATTGTGCTTTATAAGCATATCCATCGCCGTTGCAGCACTTGGATGTGGAAACGCCATCAACGGTGCTTCCAATAGCTGGGGGATGCTTGGATATGCGCTGCTGTCCGTCTCAATGCTTTTTACTGCTTTGATTCTCGCTATTATCGGCGTTAGCGCGGAGAATGAGCGTATTGAACGTGAAAACCGTAAGATTAAGCGAGTGGCCCACCACACCAACGAGTGGAGGGATGCTCAGTGAAATGCCCGATGTGCGGACAGGAAAGTGTTACGACCGTTGACACTAGAAACGAGGACGATTGCATTATTCGCAGAAAGCATTGCTTGAATAAAGAATGCGATTACCGGTGGTCTACCATTGAAATCGACACAAGCCAGTGGTACTCAGCTCTTCAAATCCAAGAGCACAGAAAACAGAGAGGACGGCCCAGAAAGAATGATTAGCGTGAACCTAGATAGATTCGGTGGCGTGACCGAGCCGGAGGACGGCGTGTATTTTATGACCAACGAGCAGATGGCAGAAGCCAAAGAAGCAGACCGTCTGGCTGAAATCGAGGACTTGCAGTCTGAAATCGAGGACAGGGAAGCGGAGTTGAAAGACCTCCGTGCACAGTTGGCAGAACTGATGGCTGGTTGATTTCTGTACAGCCGTATTAAGCCAAAGTAAAAACAATGAAGCCTAATGAAGCCGAAGAAAGGAAAGAAAATGAGCAAATACAAGAAAGAAATTAAGCACTGCGAAAAGTGCAATAAGCCTTTTTCAGTGTTCCCGAACAGCACAGAAACTCTTTGCACAAGTTGCAAAAGGGACAATTTGGAGGAAACGCTTCGCAGAAACGGTCATGCACCGCAGCATATGCTTGTCAGGAGACCTTATGACGGAATCGAGGAAGCGTTTGCTGTCGAAGATGCCGCAAGAAGAGCTTCCTGGGACTGGGACACGAGCGTTCAGAAAATTTGCCGTGATTGCGGAAAGCCTTTTGAAATCACCCGTGCAGAACGCATTTTCTTTGAATCGCATAACATGGCATTGCCTAAGCGTTGCCCGGCTTGCCGTAAAGCGAGAAAAGAAGCGAGGAAGGAAAATAATTGATGGACAACAGCAAAATCCATGAAGCTCTGATGGCTGTTCAATCAGAGCTGAAAGCCCCGAAGGGGCAGATGAACAAGTTCGGTGGTTACAAGTACCGCTCGTGCGAGGACATTCTCGAAGCGGTCAAGCCAATCTTGAAAGCGCATAGCCTTGTGCTGCGGCTTTCCGACAAGCCTGTTATCGTTGACAGTTGGCACTACATCGAAGCCACTGCAACAGTTGAATCGCAGGATGGTGCCACCTACACGGTGACTGCATACGCTCGTGAGCCTGAATTTAAGAAGGGCATGGACGATTCGCAGATTACCGGCACTGCAAGCAGCTACGCTAGAAAGTACGCTCTGAACGGTCTGTTCTGCATTGACGATACGAAGGACGCTGACACGGACGAGTACCAGAAGCAGACCACAAGCAGAGCCAGCAAGCCTGTGCAGAAGCAACCGGAATCGGAAACCATTCCCCCATGCGCTTGCTGCGGAAAGCAGTTGCAGCCTATTCAGTACAACAACCGCACCGTCACTCCGCTGGAAACTGCAAGAAGCACAAAAAAACGCTTTGGGCGCGTCCTGTGTTGGGATTGTGCTCAGAAACAGCCGAAGGAGGGCTAAACAATGCTTAACTCTATCGCAATTCAGGGGCGTCTGGTTCACACGCCAGAAGCTAAAGTTACGAAGTCTGGAAAGGATGTTTGCACGTTCAGCATTGCTTGCGACCGTCAGAGTGGCGGTCAGAAGGAAACCGATTTCTTTAACTGCACCGCATTTGGTAACACGGCGCTGTTTGTTTCCAAGTGGTTCCAGAAGGGTAGCCTGATTCTGGTGACTGGTAGCATCCAGACCCGGAAGTATACCGACAAGCAGGGGAACAACCGCACCGCAACGGAAATTATGGCGAACAAGGTTGACTTCTGCGGCGGCAAATCGGACAGCAACCCCGCTGATCGGGCGCAGGATGCACCGCAGAACTACTCTCAAGGCAACGCAGATGACTTCTCTGTGATTGACGATGATGGTTCGTTGCCATTCTGATTGGAGATACGCATGAATCAGGAAGAAAAAACGCATTGGACGCAAGATAAAATCTTGCTGTATGTGAAAGCCTGTATGTCTGCCACTGGTTTAACCAGAATGCCATCAAGAAGTGAATTGAGCGAGTATTACGGAAACGACAAGTTGACAAATGCAATTCGCCGTTTTCCGGGTGGCTATTACAAAATAGCTGAAATCCTCAATGTCGAAATGAAAGAAAGCGAAACGCAATTCGGAAAGTATGGCGAAGACCTTGCTACAAAACTGCTGGAAGAACATGGATTTTCGGTTGAGCGAATGTCAACTAGATACGCCTATGACCTTTATGTTAATGGAAGCGTTAAGGTTGATGTGAAAACGGCAAGGCCGAGCAAAGCAAATAAGAGTTTTTGCTATTCGTTTAACCTTGAAAAACGCTTTCCGACTTGTGATGTTTACTTTTTGATCGCAAAGAGCGAAGAAAAAGAAAGCATCTACATAGTTCCTGCATCTATCAACCAGACGCAGATTGGGCTTGGCACTGGAACGACCGTGTATAGCAAGTATCAAGACCGATATGACATTATCGCTGATATGAGCAAGGCTTTTGCTTCTGCAAAGTCCTGACCACCTACCTTATATAAGAGCTGCGCTATCTGGCTGGACGGGCGTTTGGAAAGATGAAACACTTGGGTGATATCACAAAGATTCACGGAGACCAGATAGAGCCTGTGGATTGCATCACGTTCGGTAGCCCGTGCCAGGATTTGTCCATTGCTGGGCGCAGGGCAGGACTTGCGGGAGAACGCTCCGGGTTGTTCATGGAAGCGGTTCGAATCATAAAAGAAATGAGGTCAAGCACAAATGGACTGTATCCAACTTTCGCTGTTTGGGAAAACGTGCCCGGAGCATTCAGCTCCAATGGAGGAGAAGATTTCAGAGCCGTGCTGGAAGAACTTGCCCGCGTGGAACAACCAGACACTTCAATTCCTAGACCTCCGAAGGGGGGCAGATGGAGCAAAGCCGGAGCAATCGCCGGAAACGGATGGTCTCTGGCTTGGCGACAGCTTGATGCTCAATATTGGGGAGTCCCCCAGAGAAGAAAGCGTATCGCTCTTGTCGCAGATTTTGGAGGTCAACGTGCCGCAGAAATACTTTTTGAGCGCACGAGCCTGTCAGGGAATCCTGACTCGTGCGTCAAGGCGTGGAAAGAAGTTGCCGGACTTGCTGCAAATGGCACTGCTGGAAATGATCGAGTGGTGGGGCAAAATGCCTACACCCTGAAAATTAGAGGTGGATGTGCTGGCGGCGGAAAGGGAGCATTGGTACAGACGGAAAAAGTGGGAACACTTTCAACGTTGCAAGACCAAACTGTGTTTCAACCGGTTCGTGTAACGGAAGCAATCCCAATAAATACACAGATAGCGACACGGTATATTTCCATGGGAGAGCGCACTGGGCTTGGGATTGGCGAAGATGGTGAACCAGCATATACGTTGCAGGCAAATCATGAACACGGCGTGTGTTATTGCATTGCCGGAAACATTATTGATCGTTCTGAAACGGCCGGCGCAAATGGTTCCGGCGTGAAGGAAAACCAGAGCTACACGCTGAACACTGTTGACCGTCCAGCAGTAGCGTATAAGGTCTTTGATGCGCGTGGAAATGGTGACGGCAGAACTTGTCCAACCATAACAGGCGACCACGAAAACAGAATCACAGATTACACGGCTATCGCTATCGAACGAAAGACCTTCAACGAACAGTCGTTCAGCAGCTACAAAGAAAGCGGCAAATGCTCAACCTTGAAAGCAAAAGCGGGAAACATCGGCAATGGCAGCGAATGCCTGATTGCCGAGAAAGCCATCCGTTGGATTGTTCGCCGCCTAACCCCTGTTGAATGCGAACGGTTACAAGGATTTCCTGACAATTACACCAACATTGGTGACTGGACGGATAGCAAAGGAAAGAAGCACAAATACGCTGACAGCCCACGGTACAAGGCTTTGGGCAACTCAATCGCTTTGCCGCAGTGGTTCTGGCTGGTGCAGAGGATGCGTCCTTACCTGAAAGAAAAGCCTACTCTGGGCAGTCTGTTCGATGGTCTGGGCGGTTTCCCTCTGGTCTGGCAAAGAGCATACGGCGAGGGCACTGCACGTTGGGCAAGCGAAGTCGATAATTTTTGCATTGCGATTACGAGAAAGAGGTTTCCAGATGTGGAAGAAAGTTGATGGCTTTCCAAATTATGAAGTAAGCGATATCGGAGAAATCAAAAACACTAAGACAGGGAAAGTTTTGGCTCCTAAAAAATCTAAAGATGGATATTTAAGAGTGACATTGTCCGATAACGGATTTCAGAAAACAACTGGGATTCATAGACTTGTTGCGATTGCGTTTATCCAAAATCCAGAAAACAAGGCTACCGTAAATCATAAAAATGAAATAAAAAATGATAATAGAGCCGAAAACTTAGAGTGGGCAACAAATGCAGAACAGAATGCTTACGGGACAAGAACGATAAGAGCAATGGCTCACACGGACTGGAAGAAACGAACGTCAAAAATGAACTACAAAGAAATCTCTAAAAAACATGACTATTCAAGTTCAAGAATGTGTGGCAGAAAAGCAGTTGATGTTTATAAGAATGGCATATTTATAAAAAGATGCAAATCGCAGAAAGATGCGTCGAAAGAAACTGGCGTAAGCGTATCGCAAATTAGTTGTTGTGCAAAAGGGCAGAAGAAAAGCTGTAAGGGATACGAATTTCAGAGGATCGAGGAGTTCCCGATGGCCGTAACAAAAAGGAGATTTGGCGAAGAATGATTACCTGCTGTCTCAACTGCACATCGCGCCACCAAGCCTGTCATGACACTTGCGAAAAGTACAAGGCAGAGAAGAAAGACTTCGAGGAACGCAAGGCTTTCGTGTATGAGCTGAACCACAGCCAGAGCGTGTACCACCGTGATTATGAGGACAAGCACCGGGAAAAAGGGAAGAAACGGTTTCTCGGAAGTGAATTTAGAGGTGAACGATAAATGGGAGCTTTTATTGCAAGACAGCCTAACGGTTTGCTGTGTCGGTTTTCTTCGGTGGTCGATTGTGTCACCGATTACAACATGACCGAAGAAGAATATATCGAGATGTGTGCTGAAAAGGCACGAAAAGAAGCACGAGATGTTCTTGACCATTATATGCAACCGTTTGAACTGGTGGACAAGCGATTCTACCCGAACAACATGACAGTGGAAGAACATAAGCGGATTATGAAGGAAATGGAAAAGCCCGCTGACATAGCAACTCATATTCCGTGAGCTTAGAGGTGAACGGGGATGAGCAAAAGAAAGTATAAGCCGGGCGGTTACATCATTTCACTTGATGACTTGATGAAGCAGGAGTTTGTTTACTGCGCCGGAAAACTTGTTCACAAAGGCTGGTTTGGTAGCTGGCAATTACGGTATGCAAATAGCGAACTTGCTCGGCTGCGTATCAGAGAAGCAAAAAAAATCGAGGGCAACGAATGAACACCGGCAAGCAGTTTGAAGCAGACTTCAAGGCATCCGTCCCATCCGATGCGTGGTGCTACCGTCTGAAAGACAGTGCTGCCACCTACTACGGCGGCAACGAGAACCTGTCCTTTTCCATCGACAACATCTGCGACTTCCTTGTGTACCGTTACCCGATGAACCACCTGTTTGAGCTGAAAACCATCGAAACGCCCTCTATCCCTCTGGAAAAGGTGTTCGGTAAGTACGACAAGGCAAAGTGCAAATACCGCAAGGAAAAGCACATCACTGACATGGTGGAAGCAATGGGGTACGGCGGTCAGACCGCCCATGTGATAGTGAATTACAGGGCGGTCAACCGCACCTTTGCAATCTCTGCCAGCAAAGTTTTGGCGTTCCGTTACAACGAGAGCCGGAAGAGCATCCCTTGGCAGTGGGCAGAGCAAGAGGGGATAGAGGTCAAAGCAAAAAGGCTGCGTGTCCATTGGCGGTATGACGTGGATGAGCTGCTAAAGAGATTGGAGAAAGAAAATGAAATGTGATAGATGCGGAGAAGCGTTTGAATACTACGACAACTCCCTTTGTGGGAACTCAATCCAAAAGACGCTTGTAAACGAAAACAAAAATTTGGTTTACCCATCGTTTGAGGGTTGCCCGCCGATTTGCCTTTGCCAACATTGCATGGCAAAGTTGAACGACTGGCTGAAAGGAGAACAAAAGTGAGTAAGAAAATTTCAGACATTCTGCCCAAGACCGAAATCTTGGCGCATCCTTTGTTAACGCAGGAGTAACGTATAATTGCGTGTCGCTCCGTCACGGTAGTGTTATGGGCTGTTCCAATGATGCGATGGTCGGCGTTGCAAGGGTTCATATCGAAAAGGAGTACTAATGGACAACGAACTTTACTGCCCGATGAAGTTAACCAGCAATCCGCTTGGTCGGTGCGTATGCGAAAAAGAAGAGTGCGCTTGGTGGCGGCAGTTGGACAACTGCTGCTCTATCTGGTGGATTGCAACTGAGCTGGATAAAATCGAAACGAAAATGAAGAGGTGATGATAACATGAGTGAGATGACAAAACTAGATGCAGCTCTCACCGAAATTAGGAGTAAACATTATGATTCGCACCTGATTGACGGTGCGATTGAAGAAGCTAAGTCCCTGGGCATCGAAACGGATACCTCGGAAATGCTGGCTCGTTACAAGGAGGAATGGTCAAGATGAAACCGAAAGGACGAATCGTCATCTGCGATTACTGCGGCAACCCTGCCAATTTCGTGGACAGTTCGGTGGTTTACCATGGCCGCAGCTTCGGCATGATTTACCTCTGCCCAAATTGCGGCGCCTACGTCGGTGTACACAAGGGGTCTGACAAACCCCTTGGCCGACTGGCAAATTCAGAATTGCGCAACTGGAAGAAAGCCGCTCATGCTGCATTTGACCCTATCTGGAAATACGGGCCCTACCGTGGGCAGCGCAATGCAGCCTACCGCTGGCTGGCCGAAAAGATGGAACTCCCGGTTGAGTATACGCACATTGGAATGTTTGATGTGGACCAGTGTCGCAAGGTGGTCCGCATTATGCGAGAAGAAAGGAGTCAGTTATGGCAGATATGATTTCCATTCCCATTGTGGAATAAACAACGCATTCTGGATGGAATACAAGGTATCCTAACCGAAACGAGGTGATAACTCTTGGCAACACCCCCGAAGCGTGGTCGTGGCAGACCGCCGCTGACCGAAGCTGAAAAGAAAAAGCGTGAGAAGCGTGCGCAAAAGGCAAAAGAGCAAGCCGCTGCAAAGCGTGAGAAAGAGCGTGAGAAGAAGAAACAACAGATGCTCAACAAAAGGAAGTCTATCCGCTCACAGGTGAGTAAAAAGGTGAAAGAACAACAAGAGTTGGCTATCGAGAAATCGAAGATGATGAACACAGGCGATTTGCAGTCAAGAATCGGCGATGAAGAGGACAAGAAAGTTGTCGGAATGATTGCAGCAAAGTATTTTGGCGACCTTCCGAGCGTGGACATGAGCAACCCAATTGAAGTGCAGCAACGCCTTGACTTCTTTTTTGACGCTTGCATCGAAGCCAGAATCTCCCCTGTGGTGGAATGGATTGCGCTGGTGCTGGGCATCGAATGGCCTAGCCTGAGACAGATTATGACAGGCAAACGCCGTGACGACAGCTTGCAGCAGAAGTATATTCTGAAGCTGATTCTGCAAATGCAGTCCATGTGGGCGTACAACGGTATGTACGGTCAGGAGAATCCCGCAGAGTGGATTTTCCGAGCCAAGAACTATTTTGACATGCGTGACAACGTGGAAGTCACCGTTGCACCGCCCGAACAGCCGTTGGGCGATGCTCAGAGCGCAGAACAGTTGGCTCAAAAGTATCAGACGGCTTTGCCGAAAGGGATTGATGTGGAGTACAAAGAGGTGGCAGAAGAGGTGGTCGAAAATGACTAACGGCGATTTATCCGCTCCATGACGGACGAAGATATTACAGAAAACTTTACGCGGGGCATCTGCGAACTTATCAAACATCGTGACCCGGAGCGTTGCCAGAATCGTGAGCATTGCTTTCATTGCGTCAAGGACTGGCTGAAAGAGAAAAACAAAATCATGGTGAGGGCTGACAAATGGGAACTTTGATTGACTTCTCAGACCCCTGCCTACGCACGTTCCTGCCTGTTCTCTTGCAAGACCACACGACAGGCAAGAATATCATCTGGGCGACAGACCCGCCGCCTGAATTGGGCGTGGGCTTTGCAGATGAAATCACGATGGAACAGCTGGACAAGGTTCAGCTTGTCCCTCGTGTGCAGAAACGGCTTGCAGACCAGAAGAAGCGCACCAGCAAGAAAGCAGAAGTGTTTACGCCGACTTGGGTTTGTAAGAAGATGGCAGACGTTGCAGAGAAGGACTTGGTGGGCGATGGCTGGAAGGAGTACATCAACAAGACTTGTCTTGAAGTCACCTGTGGAGAAGCACCGTTCCTGACAAGTCGATACGACACCACAACAGGGCAGATGATTGCCGTGCCGGACAGAATCGGTCTGCTGGATAGAAAGCTGAATGTTCTGGCAGAGCAGTTCCATGACTATGATATGTGGATGTGCTGGGCAATCAATGCCTACACATCGACATACGGCTATGAGTGGCAGGGAGACAATCTCTTGCTGGCAAGGTGCAACCTGTTCCTGACGCTGATCGAAAATTTTAGGTATCGGTTTGATGCTGAAAAGCTAGAAATTGGCTTCATGCCCATCTTTCTTGATTGCATCGCAGACACCATCTCGTGGAACGTCTGGCAGATGGACGGTCTGAAAAAGACCGTACCCGGAACGGGCATTCCGTGCAAAATCAAAGACTGGAAAGCAGACAAAGAAATCCTGTTTAAGGACGTAATGTAACATGGCTGTTTTAATAATTATTGTTGGCATTGTGTTTACATCGACCCTGTTCTTCATCGGGTGGCTGATTGGCTACCCTATTTACAGAATATGCAAAAGAGAACCTGTGTTTTACGATTCAAATTATGCTCTCGGGTTGTGCTTGCCTTCGCTGGTTGTAGCTGTATGTAGCCTTATCATTCAGATTATGGCCATTATGGGTCAATGAGAGGTAAAAGTAATGCAGACTGACAGAGGAATCTACCACAAGCGAGTATGCGAACGCTGCGGAACGATACAGGAAGCCAAAACAATGAACCCTAACGAATACTTCAAGGACTGGGCATGGCGCAGGGACACAGGCGACCTGTGCCCGGAGTGCTATGCAGAGTATAAGCGAGTGATCGGGCGGTTCAACAGGGGAAAGAGAGGACAAAGAAGATGACAAGATGTTCTGTATGGCGTTGTAAGCAGTGTGGAGCGATTATCTACAATGCAAAAGATGCAAAAATTCCTGACAATGCGTTTGATGAACTTTTTGGCCTTGAGACTATTTGCAACAATTTAACGGGTTTTAGCCTGCCAACAGTCAAATGCACGCACAGATGCGACGCGCAGACCATCGGTCTGTGTGAGTTTATCGGTTGGAGGAAGCAAGAATGATTTACTGCACCACCGAACATTGCTCTTGCATGGGCATCAAGCAGTTCTCCGCTGGTAAGGCTATCCGATGCACAGCAGAATCCTGCAAGAACAAATCTGAGCCATCCTGCGGCTCTTGTAAATAGTACGCAGAGCCAGAGGGCGTGTGTGTAAACGACCAGTCGGAACACGTTGCAGACTTCGTGTGGGATGAACGTGGATGCAAGGAATGGGAGAAAAAAGAGAATGAGCTATGATATTTCACTTTGTGACCCTGTAACGCATGAAACGCTTAAAGCGGATAGCGTACATTTTATTGCAGGCGGCGTGAGAATTGTGGGTGGAACAGAAAAACTGATGTGCTACGTCACATGGAATTATAGAAAGTTCTATCGGCGTAATGATGTGCTCGGGAAAAAAGGAATTCGTTCTATCTACGGCAAGACGGGAGCTGAAAGCATCCCGATGCTGGAAAAGGCTATTGCCGCTTTGGGTGATGATACGGACGATGACGACTATTGGCACGCGACAGAAGGCAATGCAAAGCGTGCGCTGTATTGGCTGCTTGAATTTGCAAAAATGCGGCCAGACGGCGTGTGGGACGGAGATTGAAAGGAGAAAGAAAAATGTCTTTGTTTGAAATTGTACTCGGTTTTGTTTTGACGACAATGATTGGTTTTGTGCTCGTTTTTCCGATTTATTTGGTCGAAAAATATATAGTTCTTAGCATTTTGGACGAATACATAGACAACGTAATCTTAAAAGCCATTGCGGTTGTAGCAGTCAATGTTCTTTTCTTTCTCGTTGGGTTTGCAATCATCTTTAGCGTTTACGGTTATAAGTGTTGATAACACGATTTGAAGGGAGAACGTGCAATGAGAGCCAGACCGATTGATGCCAATGCACTACGGAAACGCATTGAAGAATGGATGCAGGAATTAGAGCAAGAGTTTACTGTCGAGTACGCTTACATGGGATATGCGCTAGACGATGTGCTTGACTACATTGACACTGCACCGACGATCGAGGTAAAGGACAATGGCTAACACCTTCTGGCATCCGGCAAACGAACTGCCACGAGAGCGAACGCATCCTTTGTTGCTTGCAACTAAGACAACGTGGCACGATAAAAATGGAAAAATGTTGCAAGGAATCTCGCCAACAGTGTACTTTCTCGACTGTTACGCAGATGGTCGGTTCTGGGATGAAATAGGCGAGAGACTGCCGAAAGATGTGACAGTGACGCATTGGATGGCGTTTCCGATGGTATAGGAGGGCTAAACATGACGAACAAGAAGTTTGGCATCATCATTATGGACTTTAGCCTTTTCGACTTTGGGCCGAAACCGCCTTGTGGGTACATCAAGGCAAAACATATCCGCCCAGCGTACGGAAAAGGCAAAAGGCCTGTAAAGGCGCATAAGCGAATCACGAGAACTAGAGAGGGATTTAGAAAATGACAGAACTCAAGAGATGCCCGTTCTGCGGCGGAGAAGTTGCTATTGACGAAGCCAGCGGCTATTTGACAAGCTGGATGCTTATAACAAGAGGAAACGGCAAGAATGGATGCAAGTGCCGGGTATTCATGGAAAGCAAGCTATACAACTCTGATTGTTCCAAAGATGATAAAGAAAAGATTAGGAAAGACCTTATCGAAGCATGGAACAAACGCTACAAAGAGGACTGAGTATGGAGCAGGAACACAAGCCGAGAACATCAATGATTCTCCTGTTGGAACACGTTCATGCGATGGACGAATTGACGGACGAGGAATTTGGAGCGTTCGTCCGCAACTATGCACAATACGTTGAGACCAGACTTGAGCCAGCATACGACAACGACCGTGCTATGCGGATGCTCTGGAAAGTCGTAAAAGCGTTCGATGATATGAACGTGCAGAAGATGGAAGAACGTGATAAGCGTAGACGAGAAGCAAACAAGAAAAATATAAACAAGCGTTGGAACGATAAAAAATACGAAAGCATACCAATGGTATCACAGGATACGAATGGTATAAATGGTATACCAAACATACCAACTGATACGAATGGTAGCTTATCTGTATCTGATTCTGTATCTGAATCTGATAAAAAAGAAAAATGTGAAAAGAAAAATGCCAACGAAGTAAAACGCTTTAAAGCACCGACTGCCGAACAAGCCAAAGAATACTTTTCCGAGAAGGGCTACATGGAATCAGAAGCAGAGCGGTTTGTTGACCACTTCACGGCAAATGGCTGGAAGGTCGGCAAGTCGCCTATGAAGGACTGGAAAGCTGCTGCACGGAACTGGATGCGTAACGTGAAGGACTGGAACGGTGGCTATCAGCAGACAATGGCTGAATTGCCTGACGAGGGAGACTTTCTGCGGTGAATATTGAAAATCAGACCCAATACATTCTGCTGGGGGCAGTTCTCACGTTCTCGGAATACGCCGATGTGCTGCAAGACCTTAAAATCGACGATTTCTGCCCAGAACTGCATGATACATTCGCTGCCATTTGCGGCTATTGGGAACACAACGACAAGTGGAACCCGGTAGAAGTCATGGGACGGTACGATAACTGCAAGAAAGCAATGGATGAATGCCTGGATGCCTTCGGTGCAGAGTTCATCCGAAACGTCACCCATGATATGATGCTTGGATGGGCTGGAATCGTCAAGGAACAGGCAGCATTGTCCAGAGCCAGAGAGCTTGCGTTCAAAATCGTTGATAGCTCGACCCGATACGCAGACCTGACGGGCATCTATGAGCAGCTAGGCGAAGCTATCAATCTGCACAGCGAGAGAAGCGATTTTATTCCGATGTGCGATGGTATAAACAACTACATCCGCAAGCTGGATGATAAGCCGGAGTATATCAGCACAGGGCTTAAAGTGCTGGACAATAACTTGCACCTTGTTCCGGGAAACTTCGTTGTAATCGGCGGAAGACCGTCTGCCGGTAAGACTGCTCTGTCCCTGCAACTTGCCTGTGAAATGGCCAGGAACGGACGTAAGGTGGCGTACTTCAGCTTAGAGACCGACCCTGATACCCTCTACGCTCGCGTCATCGCAAACCAGCTAGGCGTACCGCTTCACACGGTCAAAAACAAGACCGTCAGCATTGACGAGCTTGACCGACTGGCAGCCGTCAAAAAATATTCGTTGTACGTCCGCTCTGCCGCCGGTAAAGGCGTTGGATGGATAAGAACGCAGTCCATCAGAATGCAGGCAAAAGTGGTGTTCATCGACTATTTGCAGCTTATCCATCAAGCCGGAGCGAAAGACCGATACAGTGCCGTAACGGAAATCAGCATGGCGCTGCATGAGTTCGCACAGTCCACAGGAACGCTGGTGGTAGCTCTCGCACAGCTCAATCGAGAGACGGCAAGAGCAGGCATTCCACCGACTGCCGCAGACCTGCGAGAGAGCGGACAGATCGAGCAGGACGCAGATGCAATCATCCTGCTGGCACAGAACGTGACCACGAAAAAGAGACCAGAGCAGCATTATCACTTTGCACTTGAGAAGAACAAAGAGGGAAACGTAGGATCACTGGACATCACGTTTCAGATGGAGACCCAGCAGTTTAAAGAATGCGTGTGGATGTAACATCGCTTCTGCGCTCGTATCGTCACAGTAGAATAGGAAAGAAAAACAGATAACAGGGGCAGGGTGATAAAGTTATCGTCTGAACCCTATAAATATTTTTAACTACACAAAATACAGGAGGAAAACAACTATGGCACTTACCAACATCGAGCGTGAAACTATCATCAACTTCAACGCAGCGGAAGATACCGCAGAAGTCTACACGGCTGACCCGGTTTACATTCGCAAGCTGGACAAGCTCTGTGAGCAGTTCCCCGACACATACAAGTTTATGGCGGAGCTGTCTGCTAAGCGGTGCAAGGAATCCAAGACCTATTCGATGCCGAAACGTCTTGTGAAGTTCCGGTCGCCTGTCACTCGTAAGATCAGCGAAGAGCAGCGTGAAGCACTGGCAGATCGTCTGCGTAAGGCAAGAGAAGCCAAGAATATCTAATCTTAGCTCGTACGGCTACAAAACTACTGTATCAGAAAGCATGGAATGGTGTCAGGTGGTAAAACTACCCTCTGCGACTATTCCGTGCTTTTTTCTCTTGTTATTTATCAGGAGAAAACGGCAAGGTCTGAATTTGAGAAAGAATCGTCTAATCGCAGGGCAGATTGAGACGAAAGCGAAGAATGACTGCGACTATCGGAAAAATGCGTTTGAATGCAAATGAATGCACTTGTATGCGTTTGCATCCAATCTTCCCCCCTTTCTTCCCCCTCTTTCCCCTACAACCCCTATTACCCCCTATAATCCCCCTAACTCCCCCCTCAAACAAATAAATTGTTTGAGGCCCCACGCCAAAATGGTGAGACAACTGCGACAACTGAAAATGACAACCATATTTTTTGCAAAGGTTCTTTCTCCCTACAACCCTCTATCTCCAAAGCTACACCGTTAGCCAGCAGGTCAGACCGTGACTAACATCTACCGTCAGGTTCTATTTGCTGAATATGGGCATACCGTCTATCTGACCTCTACGTTGCGTCACCCTCTATCGTCCGGCGCACCGCGCCGACCGGGTGCCCTTCAACGGTAACGGCATCTAGCCTGTAAAGGGTGACAGTATCTGACCCACCACCATCTGCGACTATTTCACATGGAGGATTGACTTCATTTTGTAGTCAGCAGAATATGTAGAAATGTTGCATAGATGTATGAGCAGTTGATTACAAATTGAAAGCAACTGACCAGTCGGATAGTCTTATTAGATAGTTAAAAGTATTGAGGCATTTGCCGAATGGATAATCATAGTCGATTGGTATGATATAATTGTAGTTGTCAGTAATTAAATCGGAGAAGGACGAACCGAATCGGATGATACGACTATTACGGTGGAATAATAGTTAAAAAGATTGAGCAATTATTTGCGACTATTATAATAAGTACGATGGATAAATATTTTGAGGTAATGTGATTGGGATTAAAATTGACAGGTGTCTTTACACATATTGATTTTTTTGGTGGTCTGATGACTTAGCGACTATCGCACCTCTCTTTCTCTAAAATGCAAACGACTATTTCACACAAAAAATACACGACTATTTGACGATAGCTCGCAAGAAAACGCTACGACTATTGCTTTGCGACTATCAGCGGACAGCTCGTTACTATACTATATATAGGACTTTCAAGCACTGGTCGTATGACAACTTTACGACTATTCTACGACTATTGCTGGCCTCTATTAGCTATCGGGCGAAAGCCCGAAAAGAGAAGCGGCGAGAGCCGCCAATGGTTCCGCGCCGCCGTGCCAGGAAGAAAGCACAATGCCAGGCTAATGCCAGGCTAACCCGGTGCCAGGCTAATGCCAGGAGTGGGAAGCATCGAGACCCCGCCGGGCTTGCGGGGTCTGCTGTATGCTGCACTGTCTGGCATGGATCTATAGCAGGGATGTTCCATTATATACATTATTATAATACGCGGTCTGTGTTGACCTGTACAGTGTCCGGCGTGGCGGTGGTATCTGGTATCGGTGCAGGCCGTCCGGTCGCTGTGATACGCTCCAGCGTGGCGCAGGTGGTATTATAGCCGCTTGTGTCGGTCTGGTGTATACGGTGTTAGAATGAGTCAAA